TTAGACTTCGGTCAAGCCTGGAAACCGATGCACCTGTGCCGTATTTCGTGCGGGGGCACCCTTGGCCCTCGCCTTCTCGTCGGCGGTCAAAAACGAGAGGTAAAGCTCGGTCACCTTGATGCTGGTGTGCCCCATCTCCTGCTGGAGATCGTAGAGCCCGCCCCGCCCGGACCGGAGGTAGTCGACCGCGAACCGATGGCGCAGGTCGTGGAAGCGGAAGCGCCGGAACGTCGGCTCCAGCTTCTTCCCGCGCCTAGCCGCTTTGGCGATCTCCTCCGCCTCGGCGGCGGCGACGCTGCGCGTATATAAAGAGAAGCGGGTGGCCGGGTTGATGAAGGGGCCCGGCTCGGGCTCTTCGCGCGCTCTCTCGCCAGACCGCCCCTTCGCGCCGTCGTGCCAGAACACGGCCCGGGTTTTCAGGTTGGCGGGGATCGACGCGAACAAGGCAACGGCCTCGTCCGTCAGGCTCACCTCCCGGTCCTTGTTGCCCTTGCCTCGAACCCTGATGGCCTTGCGGGTAAGGTCGACGCGCCGTCGCTCAAGAGTGACGAGTTCGTCTTGCCGGCAGCCGGTCAGAAGCGCGGCCCGGATCAGGAGCTTGAAATTGCCGGGGGCCCGGTCAATCACCCGCTCAATGTCGCTGTCCTCCGGCAGGACGATCGGGTCCCGGCGCTCCTTCATCCGGCGGCTGCGCATGGCCTCCAACGCGGGGTTGCCTCTCCGCCACTTCTCATCAACCGCGTAGCCAAGCACGCTTGAGAGCGCGGTCAGGTCGCGCCGGATCGTGGCCGTGGATACGCCCGCCGCCCGCCGGGCGCGGATGATCTCCGCAACCGTTTCGTCGGACACCTCATCGACGTGGAGCCCGGTCAGATAATCGTCTATGATGTCGAGAGAGTTGGTATACCGATCGAACGTCCGGGCGCCGACCTCCTTGACCATGACCTGCCCCCAAGCGGTCACGGCGTCGGCCCATAGCTTGCGGTTCTCCCCGAAGCTATGGGCCGCCACTATCTTGGCGTGTTCTGCTGCCGCGCGATTTCGCGCAACTGTCGTATCGCCTGTCTTGAGGCTGAAACGGTATTCCTTGCCTCCGACGGTGAAGCGGGCCCATAAGACCTCGCCCCGCCAGTAGCAGCCATCTGGGGCTTCCTTCTTTCGATCCGCTGGCATGGTTTCACCTCCTGATCAACGAGCCAGGACCGGAGCGCCTGGATGTCGAACGTCCAGACACGACCAACTTTGACGGCGCTCGGCAACTGCCCGGCCATGGCGAGCCGCTGAATGGTCCGCGCGGACACGCCAAGGATCTGACAGGCGCCAGGGATTTGCGTCCGCTCCACGCGATCTCTCCTCTCTCGGCTTGACCGTTGCCAGATGGCAACTGTGGGGTGGGGTTAGGCGCTGGCGCGGACAGCAGCTTCGATGGCCGCTCGCATCCGAGAGCGGTGCTCGTCAGCCATCGCTGGTGCGTTCGCGGCAATGCGGGGCCAGTCTGCCCAGAACGCTGCGCAGGCGGCTTCGATGGTGCTCGGCAGTGGATCATAGAGGACGACGCCTCCGATCGTATCGCCATAGCCCGGCGGGTTCTCGTACTTAGCGATGTGGTCAAAGTTGTCGTCGATGTCATCAGCCATACTCACGCCTCCTCTCCTGCTGTGGAGACCGGGGCGGTGGGGCGGGGACGATCGGACAGTCTGGGCCGCCGCGCCTCGGCCTCGTCCGCCATCCGCGGGCTGTAGAACTCGACAGCACTGTCCGGTGTGACGCCAAGCGGCCGGCGGATCGCGTCGTGGAGGGCGATGCGGAGGCGGGCGTTCTCAGCCTCAAGCTCGGCGACGCGGGCGGCGCTCAGCGCGGCGCGTGCCAGCTTGAGGAAGGCGCGGATCTGGGCCCGCCCGTTGTAGCTGTCATCAGGCCATGCATGGCTGTCCGCCTCGCATACCGCTTTGGCAACGCGAAGCTCTTGCTCGGTTGCGTTGACGGGAGGCTGTAGCGCCGCCGCCACAGCGCTTGCCAGTTTCGCAGCTACCAGCGGGGTGCGTTGGTTCTCACCCGACATCATCGCCTCCCACCGTGTGGACCGGGATACCGGCGGCGCTGTCGAGCGGAGCCCAAAGGTCCCTCAAGTAAGCAAGCCTCGGCTTCAGAAAGGTGATTACCGATGGCTCGTCAGCGCGGCAGACTGAGATTTCATGACATGCAAATATGCCCTTGCGCTGCATGATAAAAAACATCAGCAGCCGCCCATTTCGGTAATAGTCATCGCCATTATATTCGCCAGCTCCCCAATCGTCGCCTTCGTACCAGTCCCACCTAAATACTAAGTTATAATCTAAATCACTGTTACCAAATTCTTCAACAAAACTGGACCACATATCCCATTTCGTATGCGGATCTCGGCTGTAAAAGTTGCTCTCAGAGCAGTAATAAGAGTGATTAGCTTCCCAGAGACGCATGGATCAGTTCTCCGATATTTCGTTGACAGGGATACCGGCGGCGCGGGCGCTGGAGGGTTGCCCCTCCCCTGTCTGCTGGGTCGGGGCGGGGGAATGGGAAGCCTCCGCCGCGAATAGGGCTGCGCGGTTCGGCCGATCAGGGCCGGGCGGGATCCAGCCGTCACGCCGAGCCTTGCCGAACCGAACGGCCTGCCGGATCAATTCGTCACGGCAGGCGCTGGTGGAGATCAGCCCGCACACCTCCCGCATGTGCGGCCAAGCACGGCGGATGTCGGCCGCCGTGACGGTGTTCAGGAACACCATTCGCCGGCCGCCCTCGCGGCGGGTGAAGGCGATGCCTCGCCGGCTTGTGGGATCGTCGAGGCTGGCATCGGCCGTGCTCGGGTTGTGGAGCATCCACCCGATGATCGGCTCGCCATTGAGGAAGCCCATGTCTCGGTCGAGCCGGTAGCGGTAGAGACCGCAGGTGGAGATGATCGCGGTCATGACTGGACCTCGCTCATCCCCTCATGGGAGGGACGGGGAGAAGCGGAAAGTCCCTCAGCGATAAGAGCATCATGCGAGGGGCCGACAAGCGCGTCGGGGTCGCCGCCGAACCGGCGGATTGCCTGTCGCCACGTGTCATCCAGAGCGCGCCGGTGGACATTCCGGACGGGCCTGTTGGCGACCTCGGCATTCCAGCGAGAAACGGCCCATTCGAGGTGGGCGGCATCCCTGCCGGTCGCCTCGCCATTGCTGTTCGTATCATGGACCTGCTGCGGGTCGCGCCCTACTGTACCCCCCTGAGGAGAGGGGGTGGACTGGAGGTGATCGAAGTACGCCTCCATGGCCGTCATGAGTTGCGGCGCAGTGCAGGCGACATCCGGGTTGATCACGCCAAGGCGCACACTGGCGCCGTGCAGGAATTCAAACAGGCAGTTCCGCTGATGCTCGGCTACGTCCCGCGCCTTGATCAGCCCCTCTATCTCAGAGGAGGGGTCAGCTTGGGGCACGTCTTGGGGCGCCCCGACTTCGTCGGCGGGCTGTCGGACTTCGTCCCGAGCCGCTGACGCGTCTCGGCCTTCGGCTTCCATCCCTGGCGCGTTGCACGTGCACGACCCGGAGGGCGATGCCGGCCCAGCATGAACAGCGCAATCCGAGGCGTGAGCAACGTCAGATGTGCACGCTCCACATTGGCATTGATCATCACGAGGCGCGTCATGATTTCTGGCACGGTCAGCAATGTTCTTGATTGCCGCCAGCGCCTCCTCTGCGGTCATGTCGCCCCGGTTCGTGACGTACTGGCTGCTGATCGTCTCTAAGGCCGCCTGCATGGTCGCGATGCGAAGCGCCTGATTGGCGATGGTGACCACGTCCTCGGGGTCCCTGCCTTCAAGGCGAAGCCGCGCGTCCAGCTCGTCCCCCGGCATGGCGAGGATGCGTTCGATTTCGGCCTCTTCCGAGTGTGCTGCCACGATCTGCGGCCACGCATTCAGGACGCCGGCCAGAAAATCGAACACGGCATCGTCGCAGCCCGCCCGCTGGCCCGGGATGCTTCGACAGAGCCGGAACGGCCAGTGATGTTTGTTTGTCGGGTCGGTATCGATCTGCCGGATTTCGTGCCCGTCCGTGTCCCGGCGCGCGTCCCACGGGCCGGACGGGATCCGCTCGAACAGGGCGTTGAGGCTGTCGAAGTCCACCTCCCCGCGCGAGGGATCGCAGTCCCGCAGGGATGAAGACGCGCCAGCGGCTTCACCTTCGGCAAGAGCCCGGTCTTCGGCAGAAGACGCGCCATGATTGTTCTTGATCTCGCCCATGGCTCAGGCCTCCCGGGTCGGCAGGGTGGAGAGGATGGCGCGAACGTTGGTCTTTGCTGCGTCCTTGACCCAGCCTTCATCAATCGAACTGCCGCAAGTCAGCAGGTTTAGGGCTGACACAGATAGCCTGAAGCCGTTCATGAATGCTTCGGAAAGAGCATTCTCAACACGGATTGAAGGCGCCGCCGGGGCTGCTACAGCCCCCTCCTTCAGCATGTTGCGGCGGGCCTGGGGGGCGCACTGGACATCCTCGTGGTAGTCCGCTCTACCGTCCGCGACCTTTTGCGCAAAATTGGGACATTGGATCGCGTTGAGCTTGCGCACATCCTCCCGCGCCGCCTTCAGAAGCTCCTCTTCCGTCCACTCCCGCGGCACCACCACATGCCCGCGCTCAAGGGCGAGGCGGAGGGTTCGGACGCAGTTGATGATAGGCCCGGCTTCGTCCTCGCCGCCGGCGCGAGTCGACGCCGCCAGCGACAGAGACCCGCGATCTTCGTAGTGTAGAGCGACAGCCTCCCGCGCTACCTCGACCATCCAGGCGGGAGGGGCTGGGGGCTTCTGCTGTTCATCGATCATTTTACGAGCGCCATCCCAAGCCAATGCCTCAGTGGTGGCGCCTCCTTGCATTCGGCTGAACTTGTTCCCGTCCTGCCAAGCGACCCACGCCCAGCTTTCGCCTTGCGGAAACACAGCCGCATTCCAGCACGCGGGCAGCGTTGCGCCCTGATTGTTCTCGCTCATGATTGGGCCTCATGGTGTCGGGCAGGGGAAGAAAGCAGCTCATGCACGGCGACCAGCGCGTCGTAATCGCCCTCAGCCACCTCGTAGGTGTTCCAGGCGTACCCGCAGTCCGTGCAGCGACGGCGGCGCTTGACCGTCTCGTCGGTCGATCGGCTATCGATGACCCGTGTCTCAGGCCATTTGCAATGACGGCAGATGACCATCACGCAGCCCTCACCGGCTGCAGCTCTCCCCCGACAGTCAGCCGTCCCTCAGGAGTGTAGGTGTAGGGCTTGCCGAGGATGCTCGGCAGCGTGACGGCCTTGACGTATCGGCTGTGCGGCTGTCCTGCGCCCGGGACCTCTTCGATCAGCGTGGCAATCGTCTTCGGGTCGCCGATAACGGTGATGCGGGCCTTCGCCTCCCGCCCGCGCTTCGCTACCTGGATCGCTACGCCAGTTCCCTCAAGCGCTTGGCGGATTTCCGTGACCGTGCCGTGCAGGCTGCGCTCTGGTCGGCCGAGCAGAGCGGCAAGGCTCGGGTAGTTGTGCGGCTCCTTGGCCTGCACGAGGATCCTGAGCACGTTCTGCAGTGCAGGCGTGAGGGCGGCCATCAGGCGTTCTCCGATCGGAAGAGGCCCCTACGGGGCGGGAGGGCTTTTTCGAGGGGCTTGGTGGCCCTGCGTGCTGGATTGGCGCCTGGGAGGCTCTGGCCGCCCTGGATGGGCTTGCTGGCGCTCCTGATGCCCAGGTGGGCCATCTTCTGTCTCTTGGCCTTGGCAGCCTTCGCTAGGTCGCCTTCAGGTCCGTAGGTCTTGGCGTCGGCGCAAGCCTTGTGGACAGGAGCCCTATTGGCTTCCTCGTTGCCGCCGCCCAAACTCAAGGCCCGGAGGTGTTCGTCTACCCAAGGCTCTCCGGCCTCGATCTTCCGAGAACAAAGCTGGCATACGCCGGAGAACCGCTCGAACAGCTTGAGGCGCTGTGTCGGGGTGAGCGGCTTGCGGGCGGTGGTGCCGACATCGGTCATGCCAGCCCTCCCGCCTGCTGCTCCGGCAGGCTGTCGATGTTGGCGAGGATGACGCGGAAGCTGATGGCGGCGACCCAAGGGTTCACCTTCCACGAGCCGCGCCCATGCAGGCTTTCCCAGAGATCGGCGTAGACGCACTGCGGCATGTCCCAGCCGTCCTGGGCGTACCCGCGCTCACCGTCCCGGCCCTGCGGCCACTCGTTTGCCGCCATCGGCTGCTTTAGTGGAACGACCTCGCCGTTGCGCCCAAGCGTTACGTCGAGCTTTTCTAATCCCTCAGCGAAACAGTCGTCATCGCTGATGTCCTGAAGCCGCTGAACGCGGACCTCGGTCACCGTGAGGGTGAGGCGGGAGGCCCAGCGGGGCATGTGGATCGAGGGGCGATCGCGGATGCCCAGCCGCTCGTCCGTCGCGGCGTAGCGGATCCCGCACCAGCCGGGCTTGCCGGTCGGGTTGATCCGGCTCGGCGGTACGCCGTCGTAGATGTTGCCGACGGCCCAGGTCTCGCGGACCCAGAGCCGATCGCCGGCTTCGATGACCGGGTCGACGCGATAGACCGCGTCCGCCGCCATACCCCGCGCCTCGTCGGCCGGATGGACGAACGGCACGGCCAGATGCGGGCGGGGCACGCCAGTCGGCGACGTCGTGCGCACCTCGGCGCGGTCGAACTTCAGGCCGACCCACGCCGGGCTCTTGGCGGTGACGCGGTTGCCGAGCACGGTGCACGTGCCGGGCGTGATCAGCCGCCGCGTCTGCGTCTTGGTGCCGGCGAGCAGGGCGCGGACCATGGGACCGCTGAAGATGATGGGGCGGTCAGCCATCAGCGTCCGCCCCCGCTCGTCGCTTCGGTCGGCCGCTCGCCGCGCTCGGCCAGCAGTTCCAGATCCGGGATCAGCTCCGCCTTGATCTCCGCCCGGGCGTAGGACCAGCCCGGCAGGAGGTCATGCTGGTACTGGCCGTTGACCCGGCAGAAGCCCGGGACGCCGGACCACCGCTCGATCCACACGCCGCGCCGCGGGCGGCTCATGTCGATGTGCACCACGGTGCGCTCATCGAGGTCGGCGGCCGGCGCATCGACCTGCACCGCGTCGCCGACCTCCTGGAGCAGCGCCCGGACCTCGTTCAGGCGGTGGTGGCTGTCGAGCCGCCGGCGCGGCCGCGCGGGGTGCCGGAGGTGCGGCCGAGGCAGAGCCTAGCCCGGGCGCTGACGAGCGGGTTGCGGGCGGGGTTGGGGCCGGTGGCGACCATGAGGAGGGCGTGATGTTCGGATGGCTCAAGCGCCGCCGCGAGGAGCGGGCGCGCCGGAAGGCGATGGAGGACCGCCGCCGCGAGTACCAGCGGCGGGCATACGGGCCGCAGAGCGCATCGCTCCCCGGCGATTCCCTCGACACCCTCAGCCCGCTGCACTCGCTGTCGCCGCTCTACGGCGGTCACGCGGCGCCCGACACGTCGGTGAGCCACGGCCATGACGGCGGGTCCTGCTCGTCGGATAGCGGCTCGTCCTCGTCCAGCGATGGTGGGTCGTCGGGAGGTGGCTGTGATTGAGCGGCCGGCGAGCGCCCACGGCACGGGCGGGATGAGCCTCGCCCAGGCGAGGGAGTCGGGGCAGGTCGATGCGGAGGGCTCGCGCCGTGGCTGACCGCGCCCCGAAACCTCTCCCACCCCCGACCATGCAGGAGCGCGCCGCCGCGGCGAACGCCGCCCGGGCCCTGCGCGCCGTCATCGCCGACCACACCCGACTCGGAGAACCGGGGCGGTGCGCTGACGGGCGGGCCAGACCGCTCGTCAGCGAGGAATCGCCCGACATCCGCGACTAGGCGCTCGGCGGCGCTCAAGGCCTGGACGGTTGTGTCGATGTTCGCCGCCGCCCGCGATGTCTCCGGGCAGTCGCTCGGGATCGCCATCCGCTCGGCATGACGCCGGCACCGATCCTGGTGCAGCGCCGCGGTGGTGAGGTCGCGCCCGAGGGCGCCGAGGTCGTGGTCGCGCAGGGCGTGGGCGAGGGTCATCGTGCGACCCTCCCGGCAGCTGCGTCGACCATCAGCCGGTGCATGTAGGCCCGGCCCTCCGGCGGCATGGCGCGCACGGCCTGCACCATCTCAACCTCGTCGTCGGACATGTCGGTGAGCGGCAGTCGGGCGGTGAGATCGCGGACTGGCACGGCGACCGCCTTGGCGATCTGCTCAAGGCGAGGCCTCGACACGGCTTGCTCGCCGAGCTCGTATTGCGAGATGGTGATCGCGGCGACGCCGAGGACGTCTGCCAGCTCGCGGATCGTGATGCCACGCTTCTTGCGGGCCAGCCTGATCCTGGCTCCGATCATGCGGTTGCGCACGGTGCTGCTCATGGCGGCTCCTCAGATTGCGGCGATGCTGTCACGCGGTGTCGGGGCAGAGGGCCGGCGCTCGACCGCATCGCGGCGCCGGGCCCATTCACGGATCTGCGGGTAGTCGACGCCGGCCAGCGCTTCGGCGGCTGCGGCGCACCGGGTCATGTCGAACATGCCGACGTGGCAATCCTGCTCGGAGATGCCGAGGCGATCGGCCAGGAACTCGTAGACCCGCTGCCGGGCACGCTTCCGGATCTGGTGCACCACCCTCGGCGGCTTGTCCTCGTAGGCCCCGCACAGCTCCGCCTCCATCCAGAGCGGGTCGATGACATGCGCGTGGAGATGCTGACGCTCGAACCGAAGCGCGGGGCCGGCCGGCGTGCCGAGGCTGCGCGTCGAGCCGCGGTGTGTGCCGCAGTAGCCCTTGCAGGCGTCGCAGATGTAGAAATGACGGCCGTGTAGATGGGGCTGGCGCGGATAGATCTCGGCGCCGGTGGTGAGGCGGGCTGACCGGCCGCAGCAGAGAGGATCGTCTGTGCTCATGCGATCCTCGCCGGCTGAACGATTCCATCGACGACGAGGCGGCCTTCCCGGGTATAGCCGTAGGAAAGTCCGCCTATGCTGGGCAGGCTGACGATGTCCACGAGTTGGGAAGCGGCCTGAACGACGGCGGGAGGCTCGCCGAGCATCCGTCTGATCTGATCGGGCTCGCCTGCCACCGAAATGCGCAGGGCCGGCTCGCCCGGATTGCGCCGGCGGTTGATCGTGATGGCCGTCCCGACCAGCGCGAGCTGTAGCGACCGGATGGCCTTCTCGACCGACTTGGGGGACCGGTCGATCTCCGTGCCGACGGACACGTAGGTGTGAACTCCGTTGGCCCGTGCCAGGACCTGGAGAACGCGGCGCTGTGCCGGCGTCAGTGCAGGGCCTGCGGCGTCGGCGGTAGGAGATTGGATCATCAGCGCGGCTCCGGCGTGTAGAGGGCTCGGCGGGGTGGGAGAGCTTTGGTCAGGGGCGCCGTGGCGCGATGGGCCGGCGCCGCGCCTGGAAGCGGTCTCCCGCCATCCAGGGGCCTGCCGCTCGCCATCGGGCGTGATCGAGGATCGACGACGCCGTTGTGAGCGTCCGACTGCCGTTTGGCCTTCGCGAGCCGCGCCTTGTCCTTGTCAGTCTTCAGCTTGTGGCAGTCGGTGCAGAGCACCTGGGCGTTGGCGAGGATCGCCGGGCCGCCGAGGGCATCCATGAGGATGTGGTCGACCTGAAAGCGGCCCGGCTGTAGCTCACAGGGGCAGCGTTCGCCGGAGGGCAACAGGCCTTCGCACTGGCCGGCGGCGCGCTCGATCGCCTGGCGCTGCACCTTCTTTGTGAAGTTCGTGCGGGCCATCTCAGGCGGCCCTCCCCGCTTCACGGGACAGCGTGCCGCGAGCGGTGCCGATCAGCTCGTCGATGACGGCCAGCACTGCATCTTTCGAGCGCTGGAAATCCTCCTTGCCCATGGCGCGCATGGACTGGCTCTTCGCGGTCCAGCGAACCACGACCCCGTCCTTCACCCGGACCACCGAGGTGTCGTCCACCGGCCGGAGGAATGCCGCGATCCGCGCCGCCTCGGCCTTCGAGGAGGCGACGAAGGTCACTTCATCCCGGAAGCCGGCCTTGATCAGCGCCCACTTGCGGAGATGGTCGGGGGTCGGGAAGCGGTCCGCCAGGTGCTCGGGCAGGCTGGACCAGCCGTCCCGGACGCAGGCGAAGAAGTGGGCATGCGACTTGCTGCTGCGCTCCTCGTGCTCGACGAGGATGTAGCGTTCGCCGATCACGAACTGCCGGTCGCAGAGGCCGGTGAACCGGCCCGCCGGCTGCATCGTATCGCCCGTCCACGTGAACTCGACCGGCAGCAGGGCGCTCATGACCGGCCGCCCCTGCTCTTCGGGGTCCGCGCCGGCCAGCCGAGGGCCACGAGCCGGGCCTTGGCGTGCTCGCGCACCTCGTCGCGCAGTCCTGGGGCGAGGTAGGCGAGATCCGCCTGCGTCTCAGGAGCGAGCATCAGGTCGGTGACGGCGTTTATGCTGTCGGCGGCATCGATCCGCTCGCGCAGGCGGGCCTCGACAGCCTGCGGGCTATCATCGTTCGCCGGATCGTGCTCGCGGGGCTTGCCGGCCTCTGGCGCTGGCTTCCCGGCGTCCTGGCGCGTCTGCTGCCTAGTATCGGGTGTCGGCTTGAACTCGTCGGCCTCGTCCTCGGAATAGAGCAGCCCGTGCAGGCCGATCAGCTTGAGGATAACCCGGTCCTTGGCCCGCTTCTCCGCCATGGCGAAGACGTAGGCCGCCTGCTTGCCCGAGACGCGGTAGTTCACGCCGATCAGAGCCTCGCCGATCGACCACTCACGACGCACGCCGCCGTCGTTCGCCAGCTGCACTTCACCAGTGACAAGGATCACGGCCTCGTCCCGCTCGGCGCGCAGGATCTGGGGCGGCCCGAAGGCGATCTGTGCCTGAGCGGCGATCCGCTCCAAGGCTTTGTGGTAGATCACCGCGGTGCCCTGCACGCGCCAGATATTGCCGGCCAAGGGCTCGCCGTAGTTTGCCAGGATCTCGGCGATTTGCTTGTCGGACTCGGCGCTCATCAGACGGCCTTCCGTTCTTCGTGTATGGCGACGCCAGGAATGGCGCGGACACCGGCGGCGACCTGCCGGCTGGCGATGGCCGCAAGGGCCGCCGAGAGGTCGGCGCGGCAGTTCACCCAGACCCAGCGGGCGAACGCGGTCTCGTCGGTGACCTCGGCGCGGTAGGTTGTGCGGAGGGTGACCGCGCGCGTACCGCCACGAGCGCTGGCGCGGTCGGCCTCCGCCCGGCCGGCAGCCGCCGCGGCGCGGCGCGCGTCCTGCGCCAGGTCCTCGGCGTGCTCGCGCTCCTCAATGTCGGATGGCTTGCTCAGCTGCAGCGCCAGTGCTGCCTGCCGGGCCTGCTCATCAGCCTCGCGCCGCGCTGCCTCGGCCGCCGCCCGCTTCTCGGCCTCCTGCCGCTCGAGCCAAGGCGTCAGGGCTGCCTTGCAGACCTCGACGGCCAGCACCGCGCGGCCCTTCCCCGACTTGTTGTCCTGAATCAGCGCGCCGTAGCGCGCCTGGATCTCGGCCTTCGCTTCGTCATGCGGCTTGGCCTCGGCGACACGGCGCTCATCTGCCCGCTTGATGGCCTTGCGGAGCAGGTCGAGCAGCTTCGATACGCCGTCGGCATCGGCTTGACTCTTCACGCCATCGGCTTCGAGCCAGTGCCGTGCCTCAGCGCAGAGAGCGTCGATCTCGTCGCGCGAGACCTCGAACGGCGTGAGGGCGGGCCCGCCGTTGTGGCCCATGGCGGGAGCGGCGAGCACGGCGCTCATTCGGCCACCCGAGTGCGCAGGATTTCGTCGATCCGCGCCTTGCGAGCTGCGATAGCGGCGCGGTCGGCTGCCGACTCCCATCGGAACACCAGCATCCCGAACAGCAGCTCTACGAGCACCGTGGTGCTACCGACGCAGATGCCGAGTTTCCAGCGCCAGCCGGCGCCGAAACGAGCTCCACCTTGGTTCAGCGGCGCCTTGAACCCGCCCGTAGAGCGCCAGCCATAGCCCTGCCAGGGCCAGCGCTCAGCCCGGATGATGAGGTTGCCGACGCGCAGCACGTTCCTGTCGCGAGCGATCATCGCCGTCACTCCGCCGCCAGCCGCGCCGGCCCGGCGGGCGCGAAGCGCTTCAGGAAATCGAGGTCAGCGAGCTTCACGGCATCCATGTCGCCGGTGCGCAACGCGGTGAGCTGCCGGGAGAGGTGCGCAGCGAATTCGCAGGCGGCGCCGAGCCGATCGTCGAACTGAGCCATGTCGGCCCCGGCCCGACGGGCGCGCTCCAGGTCCTCGATGATTTCCTGAATGGCGCGATGGTGGGGTGAGATCGACGCGATCATCGCCCGGATGCTGGAGGGCAGACGGGCAGCCTCGTCGGCCGCACGGAACAGGGCGGACATGGAATACTCCCTAGTAGCCGGCTGCGGCGCGGTAGGTCGCGCGGACGTCGTCGTGGAAGGTCGGCTGCCCGATCGGCTCGGATGCCTCGATGGCGGCGGCGCAGTTGAGCTCCAGGCGCTTGATGATGGCGTCGGCGAGGTCGTCCTCGTCGAGGGGCGTTGGGCCGCCGGTGCGCCGCTCAGCTTCCCAGATGTCGGCGGCGCCGAGGGCGGCGAAGTGGATCTCGTCGACGGCGCGGCGGGCGGCCCACAGCTCCTGCAGCGTTTCATGGACCTGGACGAGTGTGGGCCGGTCCGCGTCGAGGCGGGTGTGGCCGGCGGCGATCCGGGCGATCATGATGGCGGCGCGGCGCTCGGCAGCCTGAGCCCGGTGGCGAGCGGCCATCTGCGCGGCAGCGACCTTGGGGGCGGCGCTGGCGCCGGGGCGGAGGATGTCGGCCATCACCACCCCCGCCCGATCAGGAAGGCGGCGACGCCGAGCGCGATGAACGTGGCGATCACCAGCCCGAGGATGAAGAACCCTCTGACGAGACTGGTTCGGTCGTCGTTCGCCGCCTGCGCGGTCAGCACCTCGTCCACCCGCAGCGGCGGGAGGCGGCCGGCCGCCGGGAGCGTGCGGACGCGGTCAGTGATGTGACGGCTGTGGCCGTTGGTCAGGAGCTCGGGGCGCATCACAGCACGCTCCCGACGTAGAGAGCGACGACCTGGACGGAGGCGGCGAGGCCGACGAAGAGAGCGGCGACACCAGCGACCCGCGACGCCGTCACGGCGAGCCGGTCGGCCCGGTCGATCAGGATGGCCTGCCGGACCGCCTCAGCGTCGATGTGAGGAATGGGGTAGCGGCGTGCGCTGCCGTCGTGCGCCTCGAGCTGCGGGAGGGGCGCGGTCACCAAGGCGGCGTGCAGCGCGCGGTAGCGGGCCTGCTCGGCGTCGAGGATGTTGAAGGCGGTGTGCATCGGCGGGGTCCATCGCGGGGTGGCGATGGCTTACGATATTCATGCGCCATGTAGATCGCAAGCGAAAAATACATGGAGCGTGAACTTGACGCTCGGCGGCGGGTTCGCGCATGCCGTGCACCGTGTCGCCGGAACAACTAGGCTTGCAAATTCGTTCTCAATTTGTTCTCATATGCTAACACCGGGCATCGGCCCGGCTCGGGCGACGAGGCGCGCGATGGGTCAGGCCAAAGACGGGGCATCCGAAGAGGTTTGGCTTAAGCGCCAAGCTCTGCAGGTCGTCATGCAGCTGCCGGATGATATGGACGAGGCCTTAGCCGTCCTGCGGTATGCTGAGACATTGGTGAAAACGTTTCTTGCCGACGCTCCTAAAACTGAGAGTCGGCCTGAGAATGTCGTGCAACTAATTCGCTAAGCGGTTTCGCGCTTGGTTTCCTGCGTCGATCGTAAGCGACGAATGCCATCTCCAACATGAACCGGCAGGAAAGCATCAATCCCGCGGTATATATAATCTAGAGGAATACCTGTCGCGTTCGCTACTTTAAGAGCCTCGTCCAGGCTTATCCGGTTTTTGCCCTTTTCATAATTGTTCCACGTGTTCGTGGCGATGCCAGCCCGGCGGCAGATTTCCGCTTGGCTGAGTTCTAACGCTTCGCGAACGAGCTTCAGCCTCGCTCCGATCGCTTCCTTGCTTGTGGGGTTCTGCGTCGTGTCGGCCATGCCCCATTTTGCCGGGGTGGCCGACCCGCGATCCATCCACATCTCGCGGCGCTTGCAATCTACACGCTGCATGAATATACAGGCTCTATGAACGAGCTTGCGACCACCAGCGAAGTGATCGATGCCCTAGGCGGCACGACGCGAGTTGCGCGCCTCACCGGGCGCAAACTCGCTGCTGTCTCGAACTGGCGCGAGAAGCAGAGCTTCCCGCCCAGCACGTTCCTCGTGATGCAGGCGGCGCTTGCGAACGCGGAAAGATCGGCGCCGGCGACGCTGTGGGGGATGCTCGTCCCGCCGACGACGTTGTCCGATGAGGCGGGGGCCGCGGCATGACCCGCCCCCATCCCGCCGCTGACCGCGGCACTTACATCGGCCTCACGCGAGGCTGTCACGAGATGGACCGCGACGCGGATCGGGCCGGTGTGAACGCGCCCGAGACGGTGGCAGCGGAAAACGCCCTGGAGGCGCCGGGCAACCGGGCAGGACGCGTGAACCATGCCGGACCGGGTGAAAGCCCCGGGGCCAAGCTCGACCGCCCGCTCGCCGCCGGCGAGCGCCTGACCGCCGACGGCGACCGTATTTCGGTCCGTCAGAATTCGCGGGAGGCGTGAGATGCCGAACGCTCCCCGCATCTCCCGTCGCCACGGCAACCGCACCGTCCTGACCTCCGAGGCGGTCGCGTTCGTCGCGCTCGTGCTCGGCATCCTCGGCCTGTGGGCGGTCGCCATGGCCGGCTGCCTGTCGAAGCGCGCCTCGCAGCCCAACCCGCTCAACGGGTCGGTGCGTGTGCTGTCGGAGGTGGCGCGATGAGCCGGCCCGCCCGCCTCAAGCCTAACCAGCCCGACCCGCTCAGCGACGCCTTCGCGGCGAGCTACGAGGAAGGCCTGACCCTGGACGCGGTCGCGCAGCGCCATCACGTCTGCCGCGAGCGCGTCAGGCGCGCTTTTTCGAAGCGCCGCGGCTTCTCTCTGCGGATGCGCCGAGACGACAACGCGCGGTGTATGGCGCGCGCGGCCGACCAAGCCCATGCGATGCTCGACGAGGTGCGTGCACGTCGCGTCGATCCATCCCCGCGGTTCGCGATCGGCACCTCGACAGCCATTCACATTCTGCGCGCGCGCTGCCGCATCGTCGGCCCGCTCTGCGTGGACAGCCCAACCATCGCCGCCGCGCACGCCGCCGGCCTGACCCTCGACGACATTCACGAGGTGTTCGCCGTGCCGCCGGTTGAGGCGGTGCGCGCTATCGCCGCCCACGCGGGGCGCTGAGCCATGCTTGCGTCCCTTCACGATCACGTCGGGGCCCCCGATGTGCGCGCCTACGTCCTTCCGGTCGCCCCCACCCAGGGCGTAGGCGCACCCTTTTTCCTCTCGCCGCGGCGTCTCGCAGGAGCGCGGCTTGAGGCGCCCGGCCGGTGTCATCGCAAGACCTCCCGGCCGGGCCGCTCCCTTTCGCGTGATCGTCTGTGCTTGGCGGCCGCCGATCACGCCTGCGTTCGTGCGTCTATCCACCTCAACCTGGCGAGGCGCTGACATGTCGTTCGCCTCCACCATCTCTTCCGGCTCCCTTTCCGAACAATCCCCGATGTCCACAGCATCGGGGAGCGCGATGAGAAAGTCCGGTTCGGATCTGCGAAAGTTTTCGCAGATCGACGCCCGAACGTTAGCGGAACGGGCATGTCATTTCTTGCGTGAGCGCTATCCGGCCAAGACGGCGATGTACGTTGCGGCCGACATCGGTGTTGCGGTCGGCACCGCACGCAAGTGGCTCGACCAGGGCCATTGCCCCTCGGGCCCGGCCTATGACGCGATGATCGCGACCTACGGCGCGGCGTTTTTGTGCGCGATCCGGCCCGACGAGGCTGGGTGGTGGCATCGGGTCGCTCGCGCCGAGCGCCAAGCCGCGCTCGAGGCCCGGGCCGAGGCGATCGAACAGCAGCTCGCGAGCCTGCGAGGTGCCCGATGAGCCCGAACGTCTACGGCATCGCTGCCTCGGTCCTGCGTGGCATTGCGGAAGGGCTGATGCTCCCCGTCCATCCGCTCCTGCGCTGGTCGCGCTGGTGCGAGGATCGGGCATGGCGCGCCGCCGCCAAGGCGCCGCCGGAGTGGCTGCGTCGGTTCTGGGCGCGCGACCGCCCCGGACATCGTCAAGAGGGCCGCGACCGTGGCTGACGCCCTGTTCGAGGTCCGCCACGGCGGCGCCGGCCTGACCCTCGTCACTGATGCCGGCATCTCGACCGCCACCGTCGCGGTCGGGCTCGGGCGCGTGATGCTCGCCGTCGCTCAGCCTGGTGGCGCGGCCGACCTGCTGCTCGACCCGGTCGACGCGCGCCACCTCGCCGAGCGGATCCTGCTCGCGGCGGGCGAGGTCGAGACCGCGGCCGAGGCCGGGGCGGAGGACGCCGCATGACACAGCGCATCGGCCTCACGCTGAAGCAGCGCGAGCTGCTGACTTTCATCGAGCGGTACATCGCCGCCAGCGACGGCGTGCCGCCGAGCTACGACGAGATGCGCACGGGGGTCGGGCTGCAAAGCAAGTCCGGCATCGGCCGACTGCTGAATGCCCTGGTCGAGCGCGGTCATCTTCACCGTCTCTCGCGTCGGTCCCGCGCGATCGTGCTGGCCGCGACGCCGGCGGCGCTCGAGCTGCCTGCCTCGATCCAGGCGCGCATCCGCAACCTGGCCGACCGCGCCGGCACCACTCCCCACGCCTTCCTGAGCGCCGTGCTCGATGCCCATGGAGATCGCCCGTGACCGCGCTCGCCGTCGCTGAAGCCCGGCGCGACGCCGGCATGCAGGTCGCCGCGGATGCGGAGGCCGCCGAGCAACCAGGCTTCAGCGCCCTAGCCTACGCGACGATCCTGCGCCTTGCCCGGGAGCAAGCTACGGTCCACATCGACGACGTCCTCGCCGCTTGCCCGGCCCGCCCGCGCCACCACAATGCTTGGGGCTCCGTGTGGATGCAGGCGATCCGCGAGGGCGTCATCGAGCGCACCGGCGACACCCGGCACTCGGCCGACCCGCGGAAGAACAAGCACCTCTACCCGGTCTATCGCAGCCTCGTGCAGGGGCAGCCGGCGCCTGCCGAGACCGTGAGCGCGCCCGCGCCGGCCGCGTTCTCCGCTCCGGCAGTGGCGCGCATCGTTCGCGCCGCGTCGCTGAGCGACATCACCTCCTACCGCGATCTCATCTCTCGCAAGCGCGTCGCCGCCGAGCCGCAGGGCTTCGCCGACGTCGGCAGCCGGGACATCCTGCCGGGCTTGTTCCCCCATCAGGAGCACTGCCTGGAGTTCGCGCTGCGCGCCGGCCGCGCCGCCGAGTTCCTGGATACCGGGCTCGGCAAGACGGCGCTGGCACTCGCTTGGGGTGATGCTGTCGCGCGCCGGACGAATCGCCCGGTGCTGATGCTGGCACCCCTCGCCGTCGCGGCGCAGCACCACGCCGAGGCCCAGCGCATCGGCGTCGAGGCCCGGCTATCGCGCTTCGGGGCCGCGCCGGAGCAGGCCTGCATCGCCATCACCAACTACGAGCGGCTGGAGCGCTTCAACCCGGACGACTTCGCGGGGGTGATCCTCGACGAGAGCTCGATCTTGAAGAGCTTCACCGGCTCCACCAAGCGCAAGCTGGTCGAGACCTTCGCCCGCACGCCGTACCGGCTCTGCTGCACGGCGACGCCGGCGCCGAACGATCACACCGAGCTGGGTCAGCACAGCGAGTTCCTGGGCGTGATGCGCCCGCCGGAGATGCTGTCGCGGTGGTTCATCGCCGACCAGGCGAACGCCGGCCGGTACCGCCTGAAGAAGCCGGCCGTGCGCTCGTTCTGGGACTGGGTCGCCTCCTGGGCCCGGTGCGTGTCGCGGCCGTCGGATCTCGGCTTCAGCGACGACGGCTTCGTGATGCCCGAACTCGTCGTGCGCCGGCACATCGTTCAGGCCGACCGCTCGGTTGATGCGGGCGAGGAGAAGGGCGGCCAGGGCAGGCTGTTCCGGATCCCGAGCGCGTCGGCGACCTCGATCCACCAGGAGAAGCGACTCACCAAGGACGAGCGCGCCGCCCGGGTCGCCGAGCTGGTTCGCGCCGAGCCGGATGAGGCGTGGATCTGCTGGGTCGAGACCGACTACGACGCCGACGCCCTCAAGGCCCTGTTGCCCGAGGCGACCGAAGTGCGGGGGTCGATGTCGATCGACCAGAAGGAGGAGCGGCTGGCCGCCTTTTCTTCCGGCGCGGTCCGCATCCTCATTACCAAGCCCAGCATCGCCGGCTTCGGCCTCAACTGGCAGCACTGCGCCCGCATGGCGTTCATGGGCCTCTCGTTCTCCTACGAGGCCTTCTACCAGGCCGTCCGCCGGTGCTGGCGCTTCCGCCAGCTGCGCGAGGTCATCGCCCACGTCGTCTGCGCCGACACCGAGGCGTCGATCTGGGACGTCGTGAACCGCAAGGCCGGCGACCACTCGGCGATGAAGCTCGCGATGTCGGCCGCCATGGCGCGCGCCGCCCAGTCTCACCGTGTCCTCGAGACCTATGACCCGCAACAGGGAGCGCGGTTGCCCGCGTGGATGGTGCCATGAACGTCTTCGACTCGAAAATCAGCCAGCGCTTCGCTGTTTACAATGCGGACACGGTAGAATTCACGGCTGAGATGCCCGACGACAGCATCGACTTTTCGGTCTACTCGCCTCCATTTTCCTCGCTATATATTTATTCAGAGAGCGAGCGCGACATGGGCAATGTCGGCTCAGACGAGGAATTCCAGGCCCACTACCGGCACCTCGTGCGCGAGCTGTTCCGGGTCACCAAGCCCGGCCGGCTGACGGCGATCCACGTCAAGGATCTCGTCTTCTACTCGAACGCCTCCGAGAAGGGTGACCGCGGCATCCGCGACTTTGTCGGCGACTGCATCCGGACCCACACCGCCGAGGGCTGGACCTATCACCGCCGCATCACGATCGACCGCTGCCCGGTCCGCGAGATGCAGAAGACGAAGAGCGACCGGCTCCTCTACAAGAACTTCCGCACCGACGCGGCGCGCACGGGCGGGGGCTTGCCCGAGTACATCGTCGTGTTCCGGAAGTGGGCTGACGGCATGGATGCCGTGCCGCCGGTCCTGCACGACCCGGAGACGCACCCGCTGGAGTCCTGGCAGGACCTCGCCCAGCCGGTCTGGATGTCCTCGGGCATCTGGTACGACACCGATGAGACGGACGTGCTCAACGTTCGCGTCGCCCGGGACGCCGAGGCCGAGAAGCACCTGTGCCCGATGCCGCTTGATCTCACCGAGCGCCTGGTGCGCCAGTATACGAACCCCGACGAGACGGTCTACTCGCCGTTCATGGGCATCGGCTCGGAGGGCTACCAGGCTCTACTCCAGGGCCGCCGCTTCCTCGGCACCGAGCTGAAGGCCAGCTACTACGCCCAGGCCGTGAAGTATCTCGGCGAAGCTGAGCGCCAGGGTGCGCGGGCCGATCTCTTCGCCACAGCGGCGGAGTAGCCGTCATGGCGCGCCCGAAACTCACGGCCTTGCGGGCGCCTTCCGCCGACCTGTTTCAGGACGGGCCGCCGGCCCGCGAGGTGGCGCCCGGTCCCGATCCGTCCTTCTGCAGCTTCTGCGGTGTCGCGACCTGGTCGCCCTACAGCCGTCGCCAGGCCGGATTCCGGCAATGGCTCAAGCCTGTCTGGACGGCGTGTGATGACCCCGATTGCCGCGTGCGGGTCGACGCAGCGGTGGAACAACCATCCGGGGCGGCTGCATGAGCATCACGCCCGAGATGATCGACGCGATGGTGGCGGCCGGGCTGACCCGCGAGCAGATGGCGACCCTGATGAAGGCTGCCATCGCGCAGGAAGAGGCGGAGAAAGTCGCTCGTCGAGCCAAGGCGGCCGCGAAGAAGCGTCGGCAGCGGGCAACCGGTAAGGGCAACATGTCCCCCGATGTCCCGGGGACAGACGGGGACATGCCGGGACAGAAGGGGACAAGCGGGGACGGTGGGGGACATGGTTCGCCCACCCCCCTCGATGTCCCCCGCCCCTCCCCGACACCCCACCCCACCCCCCTTAAACCCCCCGCCCACTCCGGTTCCGACCCTGACGGGTCGGCGCCGCCGAGCGGCGCGAGCGGGCAGGCCGGGGGTGGCGAAGGCGGCGATGGCGACCTGCCGGCAGAGGCCGGCGCCTACGATCCTCGTCTCGATCTGTTCAATCGGGGCAAGGACACGCTGCAGCGGATGACCGGTCGGCCGGATCCGGTCGTTCGCGCTCTGCTCGGCAAGTGGCTGCGGTTCTGCGATGACGACGCTTTGACTATCGTCCTCGCTATCGATGCGGCCGTTCAGCATAAACCGGCCGACGCCGTGTCTTTCATCGTCGGCAAGCTGCGGTCTGATGTTGCCGCTTGGGATACCAAACTAGAGAAGCCGCCAGATCGCGGTTCGCCTGACCGCCCACTGAATGCCTCTTCACGTCGTGCACTTCTTCTCCGCCAAATTAAGCGAGACCACGATGCTCCCGACGACAACCCGACCCCGCGGTACGACGATGGCAGCCCCGTCATCGACCACGAGGAAGATGGACGATCTGATCCGGACCTACTCGGGGGCGCTGGAGGAGATCCCCGGCGAGTTCCGCCGAATGGCCATCTCCGCGTCGCGAGTTCCCGGCATCGCTGAACGGGCGGCACTGGAGGAGAGGCGCGACGAGCTTGCCCGCGCCCTACGCCAAGGTGGCAAGGCACATCAGCCGGCAGTCGCGCGGTTGCTCGGCGCGTTCCCAGCCTTCGGCGCCGATGACATCTCGACGGCCGATGCGATCGATGATTGGGTGAAGATCCTCTCGCCACTCCCGGTCTGGGCCGTCGCTGAGGCAGTGCAGCGGTTCCGCGAGAGCCGTGCGACCACCCCTTACGATCGCGGGCGCTGCCCGACTGAGCCCCAGGTAATCGCCGAAGCGCGCGTGCTGACAGCGCCCATCGACGAGGAGCTTCGCCGGATCGCGGCCATTCTCGATGCCGAGGTGATCCCAGAGCCCTCGCCGGAGGACCGCGAGAAGGTCGCACAGCTCGTGCGAGATCTCGCCGCCTCGCTGCGCAGCCCAGTTCCGCAGCTGGCCGAAGCCGAGCTCGCCCGGGTCACCGAAGGCGGCATGGGCGGGCTCAAGCTGGACCGTCGCATCCTCGCCAAGGCCGGTGTGCCCAGCGAGGCCGCCTGACCTTCCCCGAATCCCGCCACCGCGGGCCACCCTCCCCCACCACGGGGGATCCACCCACCAGGAGCACCCTATGTCCGATCACGACCACGTCACCCGCACCGCCGCCCTCGTCTCGGCCTACGTCGCCCACAACTCGGTCCCGGTGAGCGACCTGCCCGGGCTGATCGTCTCGACCCACGCGGCCCTGGCGAAGCTCGGCGCCCCGGCCGCGCCGGAGCCGGTCAAGCTCGAGCCGCCGGTACCGATCCGCAAGACGGTGACGCCGGACCACATCGTCAGCCTCGAGGACGGCCGGCCCTACAAGACCCTGAAGCGGCACCTGGCCGGGCGCGGGCTGACCCCGGAGCAGTACCGGGCGAAGTGGGGCTTGCCGGTCGACTACCCCATGGTGGCGGCGAACTACGCGGCGCAGCGGAGCGAGCTCGCGAAGTCGAGTGGGCTGGGGCAGAGCCGGAAGCGGCATCTGGCGGCGGTGGCGTGATGGCCGAGCGGTCCGACTATGCCCTGATCGATGATCGCGGGGTCTACGCCATCACCATGGCGGAGCCGGACCAGCCCATGACCGCGAAGCAGCGACGGGCGTGGGATCGCGACCTTGCCCGGTTCTGTGCTGACGGAATCCGGCGTGGGCACCGCATTGAGCGGATGTCGACTGACGAGGCCGTTCGCCGCCTGTGTGAGCGGCTGGGCGTAACGAGACCCTGAGACCCGGGCCGGCGCTTCGGCGCCGGCCTCATCCTGCAGCGTGGAGGCGTACCGTGACGAAGAAGCAGCGCAACCGCCGCAAGGCCCGCCGCCAGCAATCGGTGAAGCACGCCCAGACCGCGGCTCGCCACGATCGCGAGAAGGCCATCAAGCGCCGCCTGCGGGCCCGTGAGCGGGTGATCCTCCCCGCCGGCCGGGAATGGCTCGCCGTCGAGGCCTACCCGCTCAGCGGTAATCGCTGCGCCAAAGCGCTCACCGCCGCAGGCCTCCCGGTATTCGAGGCTCGGGAGAAGGTTCGCGAGCAACGCGACGGCGGACCACCGCGGGTCGCCATGGTGCCGGTGATGCGTCGGGTAATCTTCGTCGGCCTGCGGGGTTGGTCCGACATGCGGCTGATCGAGGAATGCCGGCACGTCTGGCAGGTGTTCGGCGTCATCGGCGACGGCCTCGGCTGGATCCATCGTGAGCAGTTCCGGCAAGCGCTTCTTGATGCCGACATCTGCGGCGACCGGGCGGTGCCCTTCATCGCCGCCGGCCCGATGCAGCATTTTGCGGACCACGTGTGCAAATACATGCGCTACGATCCCGACACCGACACCTCGCACGTCGTCAGCGGCGATGAGTTGCTGGAGCTGCTCTACGGCGTGGGCGATCGCGTGCGGGTCACTTCAGGCCCGTTCGCGTCGTTCCCCGGTGTCGTTGAATCGCATGACCGCAAGACCGATCTCTACACGGTCGGCGTCAGCATCTTCGGGCGTGTCACGCAAGTAGCCTGTGAAGAGCGGCACCTCGAGGCAGCGTAATGCTTGCCGGATTGCCCACCGCGCTATAGGTTGCGCTTCAGGCAATCCAGCTCCAGCGCAAGGGGCCTTCCCTTCGCGAAAGACGCGCCCCGGTTGGGGCCCGCCGGATCACCGATCCGCAGCTTGGACCCGGCCCACGCGGGTGCAGCACCTGGCGAGGCGGCCGGTTTACCTATGCCCTTGCACTGCCGATCCCACCCATGCCAACCACCCGCAAGGCCACCAAGGCGCCCCCCATCCTCGTCGTCGGCTGGGCCTCCTCAGGCCGCATCATCACGATGCATGATCCCTCGCCCGAGGTGCTGAAGGCCCTGGAGGGGATGCGGAAGTAGGCCAGCGCTCTCACGATCCGCTCAATGCCGATCCTTTCCAACTCAAAGCATGAGCTGTTCGCTCAGGAAGTCGCTCAGGGCCGCTCAGCGAGTGAGGCGTTCGTCCGCGCCGGCTACTCGGCGCATGATGGCAACGCTGCGCGTCTGAGAGGCAATGAGAAGGTTCGAGCCCGGATTGATGAGATCCTGGCCGAGGGCGCCGAGCGTGCGGGCGTGACCGTCGAGCGCGTTGTCCGCGAGCTCGCCAAGATCGCCTTCAGCGACATCCGCAAGGCGATGAAGTGGGGTGAGACGGTCATGGTGCCGTGCTCGCCCGAGGTCGCGGACCACTTCATCCGGGCTGACGGAAAAGGGATCGAGGAGGACTTCGAGGCCGAGGTCGAGGAGGAGTTGGAGCCTCAGCCTCGTGGCGGAGCGCTGAAGCGACGGCGGGTTGGCGCGGAGGGCGTCATTGCTGTCCGCGCCCACACGCCGATGGCCTTGATCCCGTCGGATCAGATCGACGACGACACGGCGGGCGCTGTCGCCGAGGTCAAGCAGACCCGAGAGGGCATGGCCTTCAAGATGCACGACAAGCTCGCCGCCCTGGATAAGCTCGGTCGGCACCTCGGGATGTTCAAGGACAAGGTCGAGCACTCCGGCCCCGGCGGCGGCCCGATCCAGACCATCACGAAAACCATGTCGCCCAAGGAAGCGGCCGACGCTTATGCCGGCACCATCAACGGCGACGACTGAGACCTGGCCGCCGGACTACGTCGAGGCGTTCGCCTGGCGGCAGAAGCAGGCCTTGAAGCTCAAGGCCAATCCGGCGACGCTCTACGGAGCCAAGGAGTTCTACCGCAGCCGCCCGGTCGAGTTCATCAACCACTGGGCAATCACCTACGATCCGCGGCTTGCCAGCGGCGAGCTGCCGGCGAAGCTGCCCTTCATCCTGTTCCGTCGGCAGGCCGACCTTGTCACCTTCCTGCTGGCCTGCCTGCACGGCGAGGAAAACGGCCTCGTCGAGAAGTGCCGCGATGCCGGCGCCACGTGGGTCTGCTGCGCCTTCTCGGTCTGGCTGTGGCTGTTCTGGCCGGGCGCAGCGGTTGGATGGGGCTCCCGGAAGGAACAGTTGGTCGACCGCATCGGCGACGCCGACAGCATCTTCGAGAAGATGAGGATCATTGTTAGAGGCCTCCCGCGGCAGTTCTGGCCGGCCGGGTTCAGCCCTGTCGACCACATGACTTACATGCGGCTCATCAACCCCGAGAACGATGCTTCGATCACGGGCGAGGCAGGCGACAACATCGGTCGCGGCGGCCGCAAGCTGATCTACTTCAAAGACGAGAGCGCCCACTACGAGCGCCCGGAGAAGATCGAAGCGGCGCTCGCGGACAACACCCGGGTCCAGATCGACATCAGCTCGGTCAACGGTCTCGGCAACGTGTTCCATCGGCGCCGTGAGGCGGGCTCTGACTGGCAGGGCGGCCCGGTCACGAAGGGCAAGACGAACGTTTTCGTGTTCGACTGGCGCGACCACCCGGGCAAGGATCAGGCCTGGTACGATGCCCGGCGCGGCAAGGCGCAGGCCGATGGCCTGATGCACGTATTCGCCCAGGAGGTGGATCGGAACTACGCCGCAGCGGTCGACAACGTCATCATCCCGGCCGAGTGGGTGAAGGCGGCGATCGACGCCCATGTGAAGCTGGGCTTCGACGACACCGGCATGTGGATGGCGGCGCTCGATGTTGCCGACGAGGGCGGTGACCGCAACGCTCTCTCGAAGCGCAAGGGCGTGATCTTGAAGAGCCTCGAGGAGTGGGGCGAGCGCGATACGGGCGAGACGACGCGTCGCGCAGTCGACGGGTGCGCCGGGCTTGGTGAGATCGACCTGCAGTACGACAGCGTCGGGGTAGGTGCCGGTGTGAAGGCGGAAGCGAACCGGCTCGCCGACGAGAACCTGCTGCCGCCCGGCCTCTTCCTGACCCCGTGGAGCGCCGGTGCAGCCGTGCTCTGGCCCGATCAGCACGTCGAGCCGAACGACCGGCAGACCCCGCTCAACAAGGATTTCTACGCCAACCTGAAAGCTCAGGCTTGGTGGCAGCTGCGGCGCCGGTTCGAGCGGACGTGGCGCGCGATCAACGATCCCGGCTTCACGTGGGCGCCCGAGGACCTGATCTCGCTGCCCTCCACGCTGCCCCTGCTCCGGCAGCTGGAAAAGGAACTCAGCCAGCCCACCACGCGGCGCGATGGACGGATGAGGCTCGTGATCGACAAAGCCCCGCCTGGAACCCGCTCGCCCAACCTCGCCGACTCGGTCGTCATGGTCTACTGGCCCGTCGAGACGCTGCGCCCGCTGCGCATCAGCCCAGCGGCGCTGGCCGCAGCCCGCTCGCGCACCCCTCTCCGCTTCGGGAGAGGCCGGTGAGGCGTTCCGCCCGCCGCCAGCGTGCCCGCGATCGCCGCCAGGCCGCGCCACAGGTCTCGGTGTCCGAGGCCATGCTGAAGGTCGGCTACGAGATCGTCGCCCGGGAGCGTGCCAAGCGCCAGCAGGTGGCCCCGGTCAACCCGTTCAAGCCGGCCGAGCACCCGGCCGCGTTCATGCCCGATGGCGGGCTGGCGATGGACGACGCCCTGACCGATGTCGGGTCGTGGGCCACGCAGGTCTCGAGCGACTTCGCCGGCAGCGACTGCCAGCACTTCCTCGGCTTCGGCCCGCTCTCGCTCCTGGCGCAGCGGCCGGAGTACCGGCGGATCACGGAGGTGATCGCGACGGAGGCGACACGGAAGGGGATCCGGATCACGGCCAGCGGCCCGGACAAGGCCAAGCGCGTGAAGGCGATCGAGGCCGAGTTCCGGCGGTTCCGGGTCATGGACCTGATGCGCAAGGCGGCCGAGCAGGACGGGTTCTTCGGCCGCGGCCACGTCTACGTCGATCTCGGCGAGGTGAGCCGCGAGGAGCTTGCCACGCCGATCGGGTCCGGAACCGATGATGCGAGCCGCGCCAAGGTGGTGCGGGGCAGCCTGCGGGGCCTCCGCACCATCGAGCCGCTGTGGGTCGTGCCAACCGGCTATAACGCCAGCGACCCCCTCGCCCCGAACTGGTACCGGCCGACGGCCTGGTTCGTGCAGGGCCGCAACATCCACGTCAGCCGCCTGCTCACGTTCATCGGGCGGGAGGTGCCGGACCTGCTGAAGCCGGCCTACAGCTTCGGCGGCCTCTCGCTCACCCAGATGGCCCGGCCCTACGTCGACAACTGGCTGCGGACCCGGCAGAGCGTCAGCGACCTCGTCAGCGCCTTCTCGGTTATGGTGCTGGCGACCCGGATGGGGAACGCGCAGGGCGCCGTAGGCGAGGATTTCTTCAACCGGGTCGAGCTGTTCAACCTGACGCGGGACAACCGTGGCGTCTGGGTGGTCGACAAAGACACTGAGGACATGAAGAACGTCAGCGCGCAGCTGAGCACGCTGGACGTTCTGCAGGCCCAGAGCCAAGAGCACATGGCCTCGGTGAGCGGCATCCCGCTCATCAAGCTCCTCGGGATCCAGCCGGCCGGCCTGAACGCCTCGAGCGAGGGCGAGATCCGCGTCTTCTACGACTGGATCCACGCCTACCAGGAGGCGCTGTTCCGGCCGAACCTGACCACCATCCTCGGGCTCGTGCAGCTCAACCTCGATGGTGTGGTCGATCCCGAGATCGGATTCGAGTTCGAGCCGCTGTGGTCGCTTTCGGACAAGGAGCGGGCGGAGGTCGAGAAGACCGAGGCCGAGACAGACCAGCTACGGATCGACAGCGGCGTGATCGCCCCGACCGAATCCCGCAAGCGCCTCGCCGACGACGCGGACAGCCCCTATCACGGCCTCGACCCGGACGACCTGCCGGAAGGCGAGGAAGACGACGAAGACAACCCGGGCGAAGGCGACGACGGTACCGCGCCGGCTGTGGCCCGCCTGTTCGATGCCGCCCGGGCGCGGGTGGCCGCGGAGTAGCTGCCCATGCGGCGCATCTACGGATACGGGCTCGGCGCCTTCGCGCTGGCGGCGGCCTCCGCTGCGGCCGCCCAGACCTACCAGACCTGGGTCGGCCAAGCGGGCGAGCAGCTGCCGGGTTTCGTCATCACCTGCCCGACCGGTTCGGCGCGCCAGGCGGCGCCCTGTGGTACCCCCGGCAACCCGTTGCAGGTGGCGAGCGCTCCGAGCGCCAGCCCCGACAACGGGCTCGCCGTCTCCCGGATCATGACCACCGCCAGCGCTGCGGCGATGACGATCAAGCCGGCGCCGGGTCGGCTCTACGCCTTCAACCTGTGCAACAACGCCAGCACCAGCCGCTACGTGCGGTTCTACAACGCCGCCGCGGCCACCACCGGCACCACCCCGGTCTACGCCGGACCGATCACGCTGGCCGCAGGCGGATGCCAGCAGTTCACCACCGCGGTCGGGCTCGGCTTCTCGGCCGGCATCGCCCTGTCGGTGACAGCGGCCAACGGCGACGGTGACGCGACACCCGGCATCGCTGGGGACGTCTCGGGCTTCCTGGGGTTCCTGTGATGCGTGCCCTGCTCGCCTTGCTGGCGCTCTGCGGTTCTGCCGCAGCGGCCGACATGACGCCGTTCTACCGGATGCAGTCGGATCCGTACCTGCTGCCCTCCACGACGGCGCCAGCGCAGTACCCGATTCCGCAGCCGGTCGGCGCCACCTCGTACCGGATCGTCAACCCCTGTCAGGTCGACATCCGGTTGAAGACGGTCGCCACCACCTCGTCGCAGGTCACCGCGAGCACCGGCACTCGCATCCTTGCCCGCACCGTCGAAGTGCTGGCATCGAGCCCGTCTCTCAGCAACCCGCGCATCGTGTCGATCATGACGATGGCGGATCCGGGCGCCGCGGGCTGCACGGTCGAGTTCACCTACGGGTCGGGGCAGTGAGGGCGCACGTCGCGCTCGCCTTGGCGCTCGCGGCGGTACCGCTTGCCGCGCAGGCTCGCGGGATCGGTGCGCCGGGCGTCGGGTCCCCGGGGCCGCAGGGTGATCCGGGACCGCCAGGAGCCCAGGGCGGCGTAGGACCGAAGGGGGATCAGGGTGCAGCAGGTCCGGCCGGATCCCAAGGACCACCCGGTCCTCAGGGAGTTCGTGGAAGCGATGGTCCGACAGGTCCAACAGGAGCGACGGGCCCGGCCGGCGTATCGGGGTCTGCTGGACCTGCCGGAGCCCAAGGCGCTACCGGGCCTGGGGGCGCCACTGGTGCCGCAGGACCTGCCGGGGTCGCTGGTCCGCGTGGCGATACCGGGCCCGCAGGTGCAGCGGGCACTGCCGGTCCGCAGGGAGTAGCGGGGGCGAAGGGTGACCAAGGATCTCCAGGCCCGACCGGCGCTCAAGGTCCGAAGGGCGATGCAGGCCCTGCTGGTGCAACTGGCCCGGCTGGACCCACCGGCTCCGCAGGCCCACAGGGCAGCCCTGGACCTGCAGGCGCTGCTGGACCCGCAGGAGCCCAGGGCGCCCAAGGCATCCCGGGCGCCAAAGGCGACACCGGCGCCGCGGGTGCGACCGGCGCGCAAGGCCTGACCGGTCCAGCCGGGGCCGCCGGGCCGCAGGGCGCCACAGGTCCGGCCGGACCCACGGGCGCGACCGGGCCGAAGGCCTCCACCTTCGTCTGCACCACCACCGTCGCCGAGACGATGCTGGCGGCGGTCTCGTCGGGCATCCGCGAGCGGGCCGGTGTCACCTGCGCCGGCGTGCTCGCAACCGACATCCTCGAGATCTACCCGACGACCCTCCCGAGCGGCTACGCGGTCCACCACGCGATCCCGACCGCTGCGAACACGTTCCGGGCGACGATCTCGCAGCCCGGCATCGCGATCGGCGCGTCCTACTCCATCCCGGTCGCGGTCTATGCCGTGAACCGGTGACGACCCGCCTGGATCTGGCACACTGGCGCCCCGACTCGCGAGGCGCCCATGATCGACCTGCCCTGGAACGAGCTATTCGGTGGCGAGCCTGTCCCGGACCCGACCGCGCCCAGCCGAGACGATCCTGCGGCCGGTCCACCCGAACGCGGGCCTCGAGGCGGAGTACCGCCGGAAGCTGACGGCCCTGATCGACGAGATGGGCCGCTCGCTGACCTACTGGCTGAGCGCGGCCTACCGCGGCAACAGCCCGGAGATCGCCGAGGATGAGCTGCCGGCCGAGACCATGCGCCGGGCCATGCGGCGCCTCGCCCGGCGCTGGCAGGCCAATTTCAACGACCTCGCCGACGACCTGGCGAGATACTTCACGCAGTCGGCCGGCGAGCGCAGCGACGCGAGCCTGAAGGCGGCCCTGAAGAAGGGCGGCTTCACCGTCGAGTTCAAGATGACCCGGGCGCAGCGCGACGTGCTCAACGCCGCGGTGCACGAGAACGTCAGCCTCATCCGATCCATCCCGCAGCAGCACCTCGCCCAGGTCGAGGGCATGGTGATGCGCTCGGTGCAGACCGGGCGAGATCTCGGGCAGCTGGCGGATGATCTCCAGCAGCAGCTGGGGGTGACGAAGAAGCGGGCGGCGCTGATCGCCCGCGACCAGAACAACAAGGTCACGGCGGCGCTCGCCCGGGCCCGCCAGGTCGAGATGGGCCTGACCGAGGCGGTCTGGCGCCACAGCGGCGGCGGGAAGCACCCGCGCCCGAAGCACGTCAAGGCGAACGGCCAGCGCTACGACATCCGCGTCGGCCTGCCCGTTGGCGACAAGGGCGAGAACGTCCTGCCGGGCGAAGCGATCAACTGTCGGTGCATCGGTCGGGCTGTGGTCCCGGGATTTGCGTAGCGCGTGAGACAGCAGATGCACAGCGATAAGCAGGTCGTGATCGACGGGCAGGTACTTACGCCTGAGCAGGCCTGGGTCGTCCATCAGGCCCTTCGTTCGCTGAATGCTCAAGTGGGCAACGTTCTGCGGTTGGGAGCCGAAAATAAGCCGGTAGCGACGAAAATCGAAGATCTGTGCGGTGAAGTTTTATGGCTCTTTGATAAACAGCCCGAAGCCAATAAGTAGAACTACCAGCATGTCCCTCCAGACTATGCGCCAGGATCTGCTGGCGCTCGACCGCGCCACCCTGCGCACGTTCGACCAGGATGGGCACCTGCGGGTCGAGCGGACGCCGATCAGCAAGGCCAACGTCTGCGACTACCTCGGCAGCGAGATCCCGCAGTGGCGCCGCCTCGGCCTCGAGCCGAACCGTCGCTACGCGATGCTCCGGTGCCCGGAGGAGCTGGCGAAGGCGGCGGCCACCTTCCACGGCAAACCACTCCTCTTCGATCACAACCCGATCCACGCCGATGCGCACGATCATGCGCGCACCGTGGGCAGCGTCTGGAACGCCGAGTTCCAAGACCCCTTCATGTATTCCGCACTGTCGTGCTGGTCGGGACCCGCAATCCGGGCGATCGAAGACGACAGCCAGAAGCAGATTTCGGCCTCGTACCACTACGATGCCGATATGACGCCGGGTGTGTTCCGCGGCGTTGCTTACGATGGTGTCATGCGGAACATCCGCTGCAACCACGTAAGTCTTGTTCCGAAGGGCCGCGCAGGGCCCGACGTGGTTGTCTGCGACTCCTACAGAGGATTTGTCATGCCCAAGCGCATTCTGTCGCCGGTGGCCGCTCTGGTGCAGGGCGCGCTCATGGCACACTACGGCAGCAAGCTCGCCATGGATGGCGGCGTCGATCTCGGCCCAGCGGTGTCGGGCGTCACGCCGAAGAACTTCAAGGCGACGATGCCGGCCGTCATCCTCGGCTCCATGAAGGCGCTGCGCGGCAAGCTCGCCCAGGACGCCGAGCTCGAGGACGTCGCCGAGGTCATCGAGGCGCTGGCGCCGATCATCGAGGCGCTGGAGGAGCCGGTCGCGGCGGCCGACCCGGTCGACGATCCGGAGGCCAAGGATGCGGGCGACGCCGAGCTGCGCGCCATGCTGAAGGCCAAGGGCCTGTCCGACGAGGAGATCGACCGGATCTGCGGCATGAGCGGCGCGCCGGTGATCGACGAGAAGGACGACGACAAGGACAAGAAGGCGATGGACGCCGCGATCCGCACCGCGGTCGCCGCCGCGCTGAAGGGCACCGTATCCAAGCCCGCCATGGACGCGGCGATCGCCGAGGCGACCGAGCGGGTGCGCACCGAGACCGCCACCCGCCTCGCTGCGATCGACGACGCCCGCCGCTTCGTCCGTCCGTGGGTCGGCGAGCTCCCGATGGCCTTCGACAGCGCCGAGGCGGTCGAGCGCCAGGCCCTGACCGTGCTGGGCAAGGCCCACGCCGGCAAGCACCCCGACTCGCTGCGCGACATCATCGAGGCCTGCCCGAAGCCGGGCGACGCCCCGCGCACCAAGCCCCGCCCCGCCATGGACGCCGCCGGCGCCCAGTCCTTCGCCGAGCGCTTCGGCATCGCCCGCATCGGCCGCGCCGCCTGATCGGCTGACCGCACAGGAGACGAGACGATGTTCCCCACCACCGTCAGCTACGCACCGGCGCGCGGCGTCGAGGGCGATTTCTGCGACAGCAATCCCCGGTCGACCGTCAACGCGGGTCCGGGCGGCCTCGTGGTCGGCCCGGCCGGCGCCGTCATCGGCCGCTTCTGCTGGGCCACCGCGCCGAACGACGGCGACGGCGCCCCGGCGACCGTGACCAACTCGGGCACCGGCGCCCCGACCGGGTTCCTGCACCGTGAGCAGCAGGGCCTGATCACGACGTTCCTGGCCGAGTCCGGGATGACCATGCTCCCGGGCATGCCGGTCACCCTCTTCAAGACGGGCGGGTTCTGGGCCCGGAACGCCGGCTCTTCGGCGTCGGCCTACGGCAACAAGGTGTTCGCCAGCAATACGGACGGCTCGGTGTCGTTCGCAGCGGCCGGCGCCACGGTGGCCGGCTCCACCGAGACCAAGTGGTTCGCCATGTCCGTCGGGGCAGCGGGCGAGCTTGTGAAGATCTCCGCCACGCCGAACGGCTGATGCGGATCGGCAGCGGAGAAACGAAGATGCACACGATCGAACAGATCCGGGCGATGCCGCCCGCCGAGGCGCGCAACCTGTTCCAGTCCGAGAGGGCGGATCTGGCCGAGTTCGGCATGCACCTCGACCACGTCGAGGCCTATGCCACCACCGGGATCCGCCGCGACTACACGATCGCGATGGACGCCCTGCCGGCGCTCCAGACCGCGCCGACCAGCGCCATCCCGGCGATGCTCACCACCACCATCGACCCGAACGTGATCCGGGTCCGGTTCACCCCGACCAAGGCCGCCCAGATCTTCGGCGAGCAGAAGCAGGGCGACTGGCTCCAGGACACCGCGATGTTCCCGGTGGTCGAGCACACCGGCGAGACGTCGGCCTATGGCGATTACGCCAACAACGGCACGGTCGGCGTCAACATGAACTGGCCGCAGCGGCAGCAGTTCTTGTACCAGACGATCTCCGAGTACGGCGAGCGCGAGATGGGTCGGGCCGGCCTTGCCGGTATCAACCTCGTCGCCGAGAAGGACGAGGCTGCCGCCACCGTGATGGGGCGGTTCGAGAACACCATCTACTTCGTGGGTGTCGCTGGCCTTCAGAACTACGGCATCCTGAACGACCCGGCGCTGCCGCCGGCGACCACCCCGGCCACGAAGGCGGCGGGCGGTACCACCTGGCAGACCCCGGGCGGCTCGCCGAACGCGACGGCCAACGAGGTCTACAACGACGCCATGGCGCTGTTCGCCCTGCTCGTCGCGCAGACCGGCGGCATGGTCAACGCCGAGGACCAGCTGGTCCTCACGATGTCGCCCGGGTCCAAGGTCTCGCTCGGCTACATCAACCAGTTCAACCTCAAGGTCCGGGACGCGCTCGCCGCCGAATTCCCGAACCTCGAGGTGATCGACGCGGTCCAGTACGGCCGCCAGACGGCCACGAACCCGCAGGGCATCGCCGCCGGCAACATGATGCAGCTGATCGCCAAGACGGTCGACGGGCAGCCGACCGGCTACTGCGCCTACTCGGAGAAGATGCGGTCGCACAACCTCGTCACCGAGATGTCGTCCTACAAGAAGAAGTGGTCCGGCGGCGCCTGGGGCGCGGTGATCCGCCTTCCCTACGCCGTCGCCACCATGGTCGGGATCTGATCATGGGCGCGGCGCGTCTCAAGAGCCAGCGCGCGGCCACGGGTAATACCGTGACCGCCGCCCGCGACGTCGTCACCGTCGGCTGCAAGCTGCCGGGCGGCCTCATCATGCGCGAGTTCGTGGAAGCGCAGGAAACCGAGGTCGTGCAGGGCGGCCCGCCGCGCCAGGTGGCCGTGCACCAGCCGACCGGCCAGCAGATCACGATCCTTGGCACCGGCGCCCGCATCGGCCTGCCGCCGCCGATCCTGGTCCGCGGGTACCGCCTCACCCCCAACGTGCCCAAGGCGCTTTGGGATGGGTGGCTCGCCGCCAACCGCAACAGCGACATGGTGCGCAACGGCCTCATCTACGCCTCGCCGCAGCAGCGCGACGTCGAGGCCTTCGCCCGCGAGCACGAGACCGCCCGCACCGGACTCGAGGGCATCGATCCCGACAATCCGGGCGCCCGCGTCCGGGGCATCCAGCGCGGCGACAAGCCCAAGTAGGAGGCTGAGATGGACGACACGAACCTGATCACCATCGGCTGCCGACACCCCTCGGGCCTGCGCCTGCGGGTGTCCGAGTGGTTCAAGACCCCGGGCCTCGACGAGCCGCAGCTGCGCGAGATTGCGGTCTACGACCTCGCCGGCAGCGGCCAGCATCAGGGCGTGCCGGGAAACGGCACGCTGCCCGGCTACACCAAGATCCCGGCGGAGCACTGGGAGAAGTGGAAGGCCCTGAACGGGCATTCCGACCTCTACGCCTCCGGCACCCTGTTCGAGGCCCAGGAGGGCGACGACGCGCCCGAGGCGCCGCAGCTCACCGCCGAGGAGGAGCGCGAGCGGGAGAACGCCGAGGCCCGGCGGCTCGCCAAGGAGCAGGCGCAGCTGGCGGCCGACGCCAAGGCCCGAGAGGCTGAGGAGGCGAAGGCGGAGGCCGATCGCGCGGCGAGGGCCGCAGCCGATCACGCGGACCAGGGCGGCCTTCCGGGCGGGGGTGACGGATCCGAGGAGGAGCCGGCCCCTGACGCCGAGCTCGACAAGCTCACCGACGACGAACTGCGCGCCTACGTCCGTGACCGCGGCGTGATCGTCGATGGTCGCTGGGGCCGCAAAAAGCTCCTCGTCGAGGCTGAGAAGCTGAAGGCCAAGGGCTGACCATGGGCGCCGCCGCCACCTTCGACTATGACGCGTGGTGCCGGCGCTACCCGGAGCTCTCGACCGTCTCGCAGCCGCAGGCCGAGGACTACTTCACCGAGGCCACCTTGTACCTGCGCAACGACGGTGCCGGACCGGTGCGCGATCCGGCGCAGCAGCTGATGCTGCTCAACATGCTGGCCGCGCACATCGCCTCTCTGAACGGCGCGAACGCCGACGGCTCGGCGTCCGGCGGCATCGTCGGGCGGATCGCGTCGGCCACTGAGGGATCGGTGAGCGTCACCGCGGCCGAGATGCCGAACGAGGGCAGCCTGGCGGCATGGTTCCAGATGACGCCCTACGGTTTGGCGTACTGGGCCGCGACCGCGCCGCTGCGCATGGCCCGCTACATCCCGGGCCCGCGGCGCGGCTGCACGCATTACGGCCGGGGCTGGTAGCCATGGTCACCGTCAAGGGTGGCATGGCGCTCGAGCGGCGCCTGGGCGAGCTCGCCGCGAAGCTCGGCGACGGCCCGACCCTCTCCGTCGGCTTCCTGGAGGGATCGACCTATCCGGATGGCACATCGGTGCCGATGGTCGCGGCCACGCAGGAATTCGGCGCCCCGGCGCGCAACATCCCCCCGCGCCCGTTTTTTCGCTTGATGGTCGCCGACAAATCGCCGGGCTGGTCCACCTCGCTCGCCGCGACCCTCAAGGCCACGAACTACGATCCCAAGGCGGCGCTCGGCCTGATGGGCGAGGGCATCAAGGGTCAGCTCCAGCAGAGCATCCTGGACCTGAACTCGCCGCCGCTGAGCCCGAAGACGATCGCGCGGAAGGGCTTCGACAAGCCGTTGGTGGACACGTCCGTGATGCTGAACAGCGTCGATTACGTGGTCGAGTGACGATGAACCTCCGCGCCATCGCGAACCAAGCCACGCAGCGGGTCAACCCGAACGTCTCGGCGGTGATCAAGCGTTCTCTGGCCCCGACGACTTCAGCCAGCGGGAAGCGCACCCCGACCTATGAGGATCTGCCCATTCGGGTCCAGGTCCAGCCCGCCTCGACCGGCGACATTCAGAAGCTCGAAGCCCTGAACATCCAGGGCGTCCACCGGGTCATCTACATCTCGGCCGAGGTCGAGGCGATGATCCGGGTCGACAAGAAGGGCGGCGACCAGATCGTGTTCGAGGCCGGCGTGATGCCCGAGGACGACCAGGGCACGCGCTGGATCATCTCGGCGGTGCTGGAGGTCTGGGGCCACGAATGGCGCAAGTGCGCCATCACCCTGCAGAACTCGTACACGCCATGATCCCCGTCGCCGTCACCCCGTCGCAGGACGACATCTTCACGGCGCTCCGGGCGGTGCTGCTCACGCTCACCCCCGACGGCGCCGAGGTGGTGCAGGGTCAGGACAACAACGTCACCGCGCCCCAGGCCGCGGACTACGTCGTGATGACGATCCTACGGCGCGAGCGCATCGCCACCAACGTGGTCGCCTGGCAGGATTGCACCCTCGTCGGCTCGGCCGCCGGCACGGTCCTCACCGTCGAGCGCGTCACGCTCGGCACCCTGGAGGCGGGCCGGCCGCTCTACGGCACCGGGATCAGCCCGGACCCCATCATCGTCGCCATCAACGGCGACGGCACGGCCACCCTCTCGTCCCCCGCCGTCTTCGCCTCCCGCCCCCTCGCCGCCGGCGTCCGGGCCATGCGCCAGGCCACCCGGGTCGTGATGCAACTCGACGTCCACAGCGACGACCTCTCCCGAGCCTCGGACACCGCGCAGGCCATCGCGACGGTGCTGCGTGACCTCTCCGGGGTCGAGATGCTGCGCGCGAGCGGACACCCGATCACGCCGCTTCACGCCGACGACCCGAAGCAAGTGCCCTTCGTCAACGCCGAGGGCCAGTACGAGTCCCGCTACGTGGTCGAGGCTCACCTGCAAGCCGACCAGACCCTGCTCCTGCCGCAGCAATACGCCGATCGCCTCAAGGTGGATCGGATCCCCGCCGACATTGTCTACGCCGCCTGAGGACGAACGATGAGCTCCATTCCCGCATCTCAGGTCGCCCGCGTCCTGCCGCAGGTCCTCAACGCCGGCGGCAATCCTCTCGCGTTCAACGGCCTGTTCCTGACCCTGAACCCGCGCGTGCCGGTCGGGACCGTGCTCGACTTCCCGAACGACGGAAGTTCGGTCGACGCCTATTTCGGGCCGGCCTCGCAGGAATCGACCTGGGCGGACGTCTACTTCCTCGGCCACGACACGTCGACCATCAAGCCCGACAGCCTGCTCATCGCGCGCTACACGGCAGCAGCGGCGGCGGCCTACCTGATCGGCGGCCCGATCAACACCCTGACCCTCGCCCAGATCCAGGCAATGCAGGGCGACCTGACGGTGGTGGTCGACGGCTACCCGCACACCGCCTCGGGCCTGAACCTGTCGGCCGCCACCAGCTACTCGGCCGCGGCCGCGCTGATCGCGCAGGGCCTGAACGCCTCGCAGCCCGTCGCTGCCTCCGTCACCGGCGCCATCGCGCCCGCCACCGCCTCCGTGTCCGCGTCGATCGCCGGCAACGTGATGACGGTCAACGCGGTCGTCTCCGGCACCCTGGTGCCCGGCGCGGTCGTCTCGGGCTCGGGCGTCACCGCCGGCACTACGGTCACCTCGCAGCTCTCCGGCTTGCCGGGCGGTACCGGCACCTACGCCGTCAGCGCCGCCCAGGTCGTGCCCAACGGCACCCTGTCGGCGGCCTACGGCGTCCTCACCGTCTCGGCGGTCTCGTCGGGCACCCTGGCGGTCGGCCAGACCCTCACCGGGGGCGGCGTCTCGGCCGGCACCCGCATCACCGGGCTCGGCACCGGCACCGGCCTCGCCGGCACCTACTTCGTCTCGCCGTCGCAGACGGTTTCGAGCGGCACGCTGACCGCCGCGGCCACGCCGATCACGGTGACCTACGACGCGATCTCGGGCGGGCTCCAGATCGCGTCCGGCATCACCGGCGCGGCCTCGTCGATCGGCTACGCCACCGGCTCGCTTGCCGTGCCCCTGATGCTGACCCAGGGCGCCGGCGCGGTGGTGTCGCTCGGCGCCGACGCGACCACGCCCGGCGCCTTCATGGAGGGGATCGTCGACCTCACCCAGAACTGGGTGAGCTTCACCACCCTGTTCGACCCCGACGGCGGCTCCGGCGCGACCACGCAGCGGATGCTGTTCGCGACCTGGACCAACTCGAAGAACAACCGCTACGCCTACGTCTGCTGGGACCGCGACGCGAGCCCGACCGTGACGCAGCCGGCGACGACCAGCCTCGGCTACCTGCTGCAGCAGTCCGGCCTGTCAGGCACGATCCCGATCTACGAGCCCAGCGACCTCGGGCATGCTGCGTTCGTGTGCGGCGCGATCGCCAGCATCGACTTCGGAGCCCGCAACGGCCGCACCACCCTGGCGTTCCGGCAGCAGTCCGGCCTCGTCGCCGGGGTGAGCAACGCCCGCATCGCCTCGAACCTCGCCGGTGACCCGCAGGTGGCCGGCTCCTACGGCAACGGCTACAATTTCTACGGCGCTTACGCGACGGCGAACCAAGGTTTCGTGTTCTTCAACCGGGGCACGATCTCCGGCAAGTTCCAGTGGATCGACAGCTACATCAACCAGATCCGGCTGAACAACCAGCTGCAGCTGGCGATGGTGAATCTGCTGATCCAGACGAACTCGATCCCCTATAACGTTGAGGGCCACGCGCTGGTTGAGGCCGCATGGCTCGACCCGATCCAAGAGGCGATCAACTTCGGATCGATCCGCGCCGGCATCCCGCTGTCGAACCTCCAGAAGGCAGAACTGAAGAGCCAGGCCGGCCTCGACATCGCCGATACGCTCTACCAGCGTGGCTGGTACGCCCAGATCATCGACGCCGCGCCGCAGGTCCGCCAGGGCCGCGCCAGCCCGCCGTGCCGGCTTTTCTACGCCGATGGGCAGAGCATCCAAGCGCTGACCCTCGCCAGCATCAACATCCAGTGATCGCCAGATCGTAAGGAGCACGGCACATGTCGATCACGTCCGCCAACGCCGTTCTGATGCTCGGCGTCACCAACCTGTTTCCGACGCCGCAGCTGATCCAGGGGTTCGCGGCCGACGACATCTACGACACCGAGTCCAACGAGATCGGTGAGACGATGATGGGCGTGGACGGCTTCCTGTCCGGCGGCTTCGTCTTCAACCCGGTCGCGCAGGGCATCTCGCTCATGGCCGATTCGCCGTCCGCTGCGTTCTTCGACGCCTGGGCGAACGCCGAGCGCGTGATCCGGGACAAGTACACCGCCTTCGGGACGATCTATCTCCAGGGCACCGGCAAGAAGTACGCCATGACGAAAGGCTTCCTGATCTCGGCGCCGGTCCTGCCCGACGCCAAGAAGGTGCTTCAGCCACGCAAGTTCAATCTCCGCTGGGAGCGCGTGCTCCCGGCCCCGGTCTGAGGGTGCGACGATGGCGCGGCGTGAGAAGCGGGTTACCATCCCCTCCGATGACCCGGAGAACCGGGATGGTGGCAAGACCTATTTCCTGAAGGAGATGCCGGCGACGCAGGCCGAGGACTGGGCGATGCGCGCCCTGTTGGCGCTGACCGCGGCCGGCGCCGAGATCCCCGACGACCTCGAGGGTGCCGGCATGGCTGGGCTCGCCGTTATGGGCGTGCAGGCCCTAACCGGACTCAAGCACGCCGACGTGAAGCCGCTGATGGACGAAATGTTCACCTGCGTGCAGGCCTGCCCGGACCGCGGGAACCCGAACGTCGTCCGGCCGCTGGTCGAGGACGATATCGAGGAGGTCCAGACACGCCTTCTCCTGCGCAAGGAGATCCTGCAGCTGCACGTGGGTTTTTCGCTGCCCGGCGCCCCGTCGAAGTCGACATCGGGGATGCCGGGGGCGGCGGGCGGCGTTTCAAGAATTACCCGAACCTCCCCCGCACGATAGCGGTCATCGTGTCGTCTGGTCGGGCGACGCTGCACGAGTTGCAGACCGTCTACGGCATCAAGGACGCCTTCGACTTGCTCGAAGTGATTCAGATCGACGCGCACAACGAGCGCGCGGCACAGAAGGAGCAATGACCCGTGGCGCTTGTGCTTGACCGTTTCGCGATGGAACTGGGGATCGACGCATCCCAATTCGTGAAAGGGCAACGCGACGCGGTCAACTCGTTCCGCAAGACCCGCGAGGCCGTGGTCAAGGATGGCCAGGGCATCGAGACGGCGGCTGAGAAGGCAGCGGCCAGCGTCGACCGGCTGGTCCGCAACTTCGCCAAGCTGTTCGCGATCATCACGACCGGCCGCAGCCTGTCGGCCTTCGTCTCGGACGTCACGAGCGCCGACGCGGCGCTGGGGCGGCTCGCCACCAGCATCGGCCGGGCCCCCGAGCTCATCTCCGCCATGTCGAAGGCGGTGGAGCGCTCGGGCGGTGACGCGCAAGCGGCGGCCCGTTCGTTCCAGTCCTGGTCCGAGCAGGTCGAGCAGATCCGCACGACCGGCGACTCGTCGATCCTGCCGTTCCTGGCCCGCCTTCGACAAGCGGGCGGCCAGGTCATCGACATGAACAACAAGAGCATCGACGGCCTTGTTGCACTTGCCGACAACCTGAAAGCCGTCGCAGATCAGCAAGGTATCGCGAGCGCGACATGGTTCGGCAAGCAGATCGGGTTCGACGAGGGCACGATCGCCCTTCTGGTTAAGGGCGGTGCCGCACTGCGCCGGGCGGTGGCCGAGTCCGAAAAGCTCGGCATCGCGACGGGCAGGGACACCGCGGCCGCGCAGGAGCTCCAGACCGCCTATCGCACGCTCACCCAGGAGGTCGAGAGCTTCGGCCGCACGATCCTGACCGCGGTGTCGCCGGTCCTGGTGCAGCTGCTCAAGGACATCCAGGCGATCGTTCGGGCGGTCAAGGAGTGGGTGCAGTCGAACGTCGTGCCCTTCCTGAAAGAGTTCGCCGACTCGATGGGGATCGCCGGGTCGGAGACGAAGACCCTGGTCAGGATCACCGAGGCGCTGTTCGCGCTGTGGCTGGGGTCGAAGGCCATCGCGTTCCTGCGGGTGCTCGGCACGATGCGGCTGCTGCTGACGGGCGGGCGGGTGGCGGGCGCGGCAACGGCGGCGGCGAGCGGCGGGCTGCTCGGCGGCATCATGGGCGGGCTCGGGCTCGGCGCCGCAGCGGCTGCGGCCAACTCGCAGGGCATCCTGGCGCCGCCGGAGCGCAGCCAGTCCTGGCACGAGAGCGTGGTGCGCGCGCTGGATCCTGGATTGGCGAACCGGATCTACGGCTCGACTGGCGGGGGCGGGGGCGGGGGCGGCCCGACGCTGATGGGGCGGGTCACGGGCGGCATCCGGCGGATGCTCGGGCTCGGGGGTGGTGAGGCAGCTGGCGGTGGCGCGCCTGGGATCGGCGCCCAGTCCGGCCTGCTCGACTCAAAAGGGGCGAGCCCAGAAGTGGTCGCCTACATCCGACAGCGTGCCGCCGCGCTCGGGATCGACCCCGACACTGCCGTGGCGGTGGCGAACACCGAGGGGCTGCGCGGCTACAAGCTGGATGGCAAGAAGGACGGCGGTGGCGACAATGGGATGTCGTTCGGCCCCTACCAGATGTTCTATGGCGGCGGGCTCGGGAACGAGTTCACAAAGCGCACCGGCCTGCACGCAAGCGACAAGAGCACCTACAAGCAGCAGATCGACTTTGCGCTCGAGCACGCGGCAAAGAATGGCTGGGGCGCGTTCCACGGCGCCGGGAACAACGGCATCGGGAACTGGGCCGGCATCGGTGGCCGGTCGGGAAGCGCCCCCGGGCGCGGATCGGCGAACCACATGCAGGGGCAGTACGGCGCGGCTGGCACCAACCTGACGACCATCACCACGGCTTCCGGCAAGAAGGTCACCGTGCACGCAGCCGCCGCGGAGTCCTTCAAGAACTTCATCGATGAACTTGAAGGCACCGGGTACAAGATCGACAGTCTCGGCGGGTACAACTATCGCACCAAGCGCAACGGTACAGGGCTCAGCCAGCACGCATACGGCAACGCAATCGACATCAACCCACTAAAAAACCCCATGACGAATGGGAAGCTCATCACCGATCTTCCCCCCAACATCTCGGACCTGGCTGCCAAGCACGGCCTCTCATGGGGCGGCGACTGGAAGCGCACCAAGGATGCGATGCACTTCGAGTGGACTGGGCGCAATCCGAAAGACGCGGCTCCGCAGTCCACACCTAAGGCTGCCCCGCAAGCTTGGTGGCGCGGGGCGCCGGGAGCAATGGCCTCTGTCTCACAGGCTCGCGAGGCGCAGGCAGCACAGATCGGGCGCCAGATGAACGACAACCGGTCGAACTCGACTACGACGAACAGCACCCACATCGGCAGCGTCACAGTTCAGACTGCAGCGACCGACGCAAGCGGCATTGCACGAGACATGGAAGAGTCGTTGAAGCGGCGATCGTTCGTGGCCGCCGCTACGACGGGGCAGGCATAGGCACCTTGCCAAGCGAGTAGAGTGTGCCATTTTGCGCCCATGCGCAGCCTCCTACTTGCCCTCCTAATCGTCTCTTCCTCAGCCGCCGCCGCTGACGAAATTCCCTATGAGTTCACGGGGCTTTGGGCCGAAACCAAGTCGGAGTGCAACCGCGGGCCCGGAGACACTTACAATACATTCCTTGGCAAGAATGTCATTGAGCAATATGAAACGTCTTGCAAATTGATAGACATCAAAGTTGATGCGATTGGCAGATCTGCCAATATGAAGTGCGATTTTGGAGGCGTAAAATATATAGGTAGTGTGCAAATATCTCCAACACCAACCGGCAACCTAGTTGTTGACATGCGTTCTAAGTATTTTGACAAAGGGAGGCTTACACTTTCGCTAGTTTTTTGTAATAGAAATGCAAAATGAGGCTTATTTGCATAATATTTGTATTTATATTTGTCCACGGGGCAAAGGCGCAGCCGCGCAGCGGCCAGGAAGTCGCGCGACAGAGAAGTGTCGTGCTGCCGTTCATTAGGTCTGCCACTGATTGCATTGCTCGTGAAGCACTAAAAGAAAATGACATTGAAGCGGCCATTCAGCAAAAGCGGCTCAGGTCGAAATTGGAAATTCCAATGCGACGCTGCGCCAATGAGCTTGATGCAATGGTCGCAATACACGACAGAGTTTACTACCCCGGCGCTGGAGAGGATTTTTTCCAAGGGCAATACGTTGACGACCTTCCGCGGGCGGTAGGACAGCGGATAGCCTCCGACTTGGCGAAACGGGCCGCGAATGCCTCAGCCGCCCATGAGCCTCAGGCGGCGCAGGACAAATTCGCCCTGATTGAGCGCGAGTCTGGAAGCAAAGCCAGTGGTGGCGCCGACGCAAACAGTCAGCGGCCCATAGGGGGTCGAGAGCCGGCACCCAACCGCCCTCTGCCCCTGCCCGGCCAGCCTTCGTTTAGGCCGCCCAACTATGTCATGCCGCCTGGCACGACGGGTCGCACCGACGGAGCGTCGCCCCCAGCTTCGACCGTGCCTAAGACTGCAACGTCCGATGCCCACGAATGGTTGGCGCTCCTCGCCTTCGCGGCCTTCGGCTTCTTCCTGCACCATCTATCTAAGGTCAGAGCCAGAAAGCGCCGTCGAGACGACTTGCTGACGAAGTATGGCGACGAAGCCATCGTAGATCGTATCGTGGCGGCCAAGATGTGGCAGGGAATGACTGCTGAAATGCTCCGGGATTCCTGGGGGGAGCCCGATGACATTGGATCAGATGTCTACAAGACCCGCACCACCGAAACGTGGAAATACGGGCGAACTGGAAGAAATCGATACATGAACCGCGTGATCGTCGAGGGCGGAGTCGTGGTCGGACACAAGCAGCGGTAGTGTATGCCCTTCCCCGTCAACGTTCCAGATGTCGACGGCGTCCCCCCGGTGACGTTCGCCCCTCAGTCCGGCGGCGACATCATCTTGGCGGCGGCCGACGCGGCGGGGATTGGCCCGCTCTTCGGCGTAGGCGTCGGCGGCGCCCCGCAATGGGGGCTCTATCGCCAGGGACGCCCGGCCGTGACGGCTGAGAGCGTCGTGGCGTTCGACCACAAGGCGGACTGGGCCGTCAGCGATCACCCCCTTGAGAAGGGTAGCTTCGAGTCCTTCAACAAGGTCGCGATCCCCTTCGATGTCCGCCTGATCTTCACGGCCGGCGGCACAGAGGCCAGGCGCGCGACGCTGCTCAACTCCCTACGCGCCATCGCCGGAGACCTGAACCTCTACGACGCCGTCACGCCCGAGACGGTCTACCGTGACGTCAACATCGTCCACCTCGACTACCGCCGCACCGCCCAGGCCGGAGCCGGCCTGCTGATCGTGGCGGTGTGGTGCCAGGAGATCCGCCAGACCTCGCCCAGCACCGGCGGCTCGGGATCCTCGACCGCGGCCCCGAGCGGGGCCGGGCAAGAGAATGGCGGCACCGTGCAGCCTTCGAGCGTGGACGAGACCGGCGGCGCTGGCGGCACCGTCAGCGACCAGAGCTTCAGCAATCCCGGCTTCTCGCCGGGCGGCAGCTTCGACCCCAACAACCCGGGCAGCACCACCGGGGTGCCGGCGGGCTCGTTCATCAACACGCCGATCCCGGACACGGCCATCCCGGACGGTCCGGGCGGCGGCGGCAACGTCGCCTCAGGCGAGATCGCCCTTGAGCCGATCGACGTGCCAGCAGGCCAGTAGATGCAGATCATCCCCCTGCGTCCCGTGCCGTCGCAGACAGTGATGGTGACGCTCGCCGGCCAGCTGGCGCAGATCGACATCTACCAGAAGGCCTACGGGCTGCACCTCGACCTGCGGGTGAACGACGCGCTGCTGCTCGCCGGTGCGGTCTGCCAGGACCGGAACCTGATCGTGCGCAGCGACTACATCGGCTTCGTCGGCGACTTGTGCTTCGTCGACACGCAGGGCACCGCCGATCCCACCTACGAGGGGCTGGGGACTCGGTTCGGGCTCGCCTACATCGAGGCCGGCGAACTCACGATCCGCTGACGGCGGGTCTCGCATCCTTCGCCATTGCTTGACGGATTTTAATGATTTGCCGGTAGATAGAACTGGCGTGCGCTAAAAATGCCACGCGCCGCCATCTTTCCGCAGCCCTTCAGGCAACCGAGACCCTGGGGTGTTAGGTTGCGGTTCTCGGATCCTCCGCAAGGAGGTCGGCGGCGGGGCCCAGCCCTGGAAAAGCAAGCCCCGCCGCCCGTTCGCCGCTCCGGTTACCAGCCGGGGCAACTTCCCGATCGATGAGAGAGCATCGATGAGCGACAGCACGAATACCCCGTTCCCCGTGGTGCGAGAAGGCGTCATCGGCGCCGGCCTCGTCCAGACGACCGACGCGCGCGAGTTGCACGCGTGCCTAGGCGTTGGGCGGGACTTCACCACTTGGGTCAAGAAGCGCATCGCGCAGTACGGCTTCGCGGAGCACGTCGACTACGTCGTGATCGATTCCCCCAATCGGGGGGATCGATCCGGCCGCGGCGGCGATCGCCGGTCGGTGGAGTACCACCTGACCCTCGACATGGCGAAGGAGCTCGCCATGGTCGAAAACAACGAGCGCGGACGACGCGCTCGACGGTACTTCATCGAGGTCGAGAAGCGGGCACACGAGGCCGCGGCGATCGACATGAACGCGCTCGGCGGCATGGTGAAGCGCATCGTCGCGAAGCAGCTGTCGGAGGTCGTCCCGGCCCTCGTCCGTGAGCAGGTCGCCACCGGTCACAACGCAGTCATCCAGGGCGTCAGCGCCGGACAGGTGATCGAGATGGCGGGCGTCACGGCGCGAAAAGGTCTGCGCGGGCTCCCGCGGTGGGTGTCGAGCCGGCTCTATCGGTTCCACGCCACCAAGGGCGTCGTCGTGCGGCTCGCCAGCCTCGGCAGCCGGCAGGCTTACGTGTTCGATCCGATGGTCAGCCGCGAGTGGCTGATGGAGGGCGGTAGGGCCGAGATCGAGCAGAAGGTCGCCGAGCGGCGCGGTCAGGGCGTACTGCGGCTCGTCTAACGCAGGCGCGTCGGCAATCAGAGGAGGCGGAGGCGACGACCCGCCTCCGCCTGGTCGAGCACGAGACGCGATGACCTTCAGCCGCAAGATGATCGATGTGTCGATCTCCCTGGCCTCCGGCTCCTACAGCGGAGGCGGCAACAAGGCGGACATCAAGGGGCACCGCGTCGTCGCTCTGATCCGCAAGCCCGGCGGCGCCGACATGGCGCAGCTCGAATGTGCGATCTTCGGCCTTCCGCTGAGCGTCATGAATCAGCTGACCACGCTCGGAACGCAGTTCAACCTGTTCTCGAAGAACGTCATCACCCTGAAGGCCTACGAAGAGGGCCAGCAGCCTGCGATGGTCTTTGAGGGCAACATCAACGTGGCCTTTGCGGACATGCGGGCAATGCCTGAAACCTGCTTGCGGGTTTCGGCGCTCGCCGGCCTGTTTGCTGCGGTGAAGCCGGTCGATGTCACCAGCCAGAAGGGCTCGACCGACGTCGCGCAGACGATGGAGCAGATCGCCAAAAAGGCGGAGCTGAAGTTCGAGAACAACGGCGTCGACACCAAGATCGTGAACCCCTACCTGCCCGGCTCGGCGCGCCAGCAGGCCCACGAACTCGCCAGGGCTGCGGGCATCAGCTGGATCATCGACAATGGGACGCTGGCGATCTGGCCCGCCGGCAAGACCCGGAAGGGACAGTCTGTCCTGATTTCGCCACAGACGGGCATGGTCGGATACCCTGCCTACACTCAGGCCGGGATCGACGTGACGACGCTGTTCAATCCGGCAATTCAGTACGGCCGGCAGGTTGAGGTGCAGTCGGACCTGAAACCGGCGTGCGGGTCCTGGTCGATCATCAACCTGGATTACGCCCTTGAGGCCGAAGTGCCGAAAGGTAAGTGGTTCACGACCCTGACGCTGAACCGGATCATCGGAGCCTCGTCATGAGCGGCGGTGTCGGCGACGACAAGGATGTCGCGTCCCAACTCGGGCTGACCGACGGCAACTCGCCTCTCAATCAGCACCGGTACCTCACCGACCAGGCGCAGGCGCAGCATCGCACCCACTTCGTCGGCAAGATCGTGGCGGTGCATGGTGGCGGCCGCGACAGCCCGCCCACCGTCGACATCCAACCGATCGTCAAGCAGATGAACGGGGCCGGCAAGAGCCGGTCGCACGGCACGATCTACGGCATCCCCGCCACCCGCAGCATCGGCGGCGACAGCGTCATCATCAATGATCCGAAGGTGGGCGACGTCGGGTCATTCTCCGTCCTCGACCGCGACCATTCCTCGGCCCAGGCCAACGACTGGAGCGAGGCGAACCCGGGCTCGAAGCGCCGCGGGTCGATGTCGGATGCGGTCTACCACGGCCCGCTGCCGCGCAAGGCCGACAAGCCCAAGCAGTGGATTCACTTCACGGACAAGGGCGTCGAGATCCAGGACCGCAACGGCAACACCCTGGTGGGCGGCCAGGACGGCTGGAACCTGAACGGCGTCGTCATCGACCGCGACGGCGCCATCAAGGCCCCGGGCGAGGTCACCGCGAAGGCCAAGGGCGCCTCGGTCACCGTCTCCCAGCACAAGCACCCCTCGACCGACAAGCCGATCCCGGGGACCTGATGCGCAGCCTGCTCCTCGACACGGTCGCCTGGGACCTCTGCCAGGACACCGCCGGCAACATCGCCGTCGCGAGCAACCCCTACGCCATGGCGCAGGACGCCGCGACCGCGATCCGGACCTGGCAGGGCGACGTCTACTACGACACCCGCGCCGGCATCCCCTACCGCGACCAGATCCTCGGCCAGCAGGTCCCGCTCTCCCTGGTGCGGTCCTACCTCGAAACCGAGGCCCTGACCGTCCCGGGCGTGGTCCAGGCGCGTGCCTTCTTCACGCGGTTCGAGGGCCGCCACCTCTCCGGGCAGGTCCAGATCACCGACCGCGCCGGCGCGGTCTCCGCCGCCAGCTTCTGACACGAGCATCCATGTCGAGCACCGCGATCCCGCGCCCGACCCTCGGGCCGACAGGCTATGTCGCGCCGGCCGAGAGCGCCCTGTACGCGGGCGCCATGGCCGACCTGCAACGGGCGTTCGGCGGCGGGCTCAACCCCGGCCCGAAGACCCCGCAGGGGCAGATGGCGACATCGATCGCTGCGCTGGTCGGCAACGTCAACGACATGTTCCTGCGCATCGTGTCCCAGACCGATCCGGCTTACGCGCAGGGCCGGATGCAGGACGCGATCGGGCGCATCTACTTCCTGGAGCGCCGCCCCGCGCAGCCGACCGTCGTGCAGGCGGTCTGCATCGGGCTCGAGGGCGTGACGATTCCCGCCGGCGCCCAGGCGCGCGCCGCCGACGACAACCTCTACGTCTGCCAGCAGACCGGCACGTTCGGCCCCTCCGGCACGATGACCTTGCCGTTCGCCTGCACCGCGCCCGGGCCCATCGCCTGCCCCGCCGGCGCGCTCTCGACGATCTACCAGGCGATCCCCGGGTGGGATACGATCACGAACCCGCAGGACGGCGTGCTCGGCGCGGTGGTCGAGGGCCGGGCGGATTTCGAGATCCGGCGGCGGCAGTCGGTGGCGCACAACGCCGCCGGCCACCTGCCGGCGGTGCGTGGCGCGGTGCTGAGCGTGGATGGCGTCCTCGACGCCTTCGTGGTGCAGAACGACACCAACCTGCCGAAAACGATCGGCGGCTACACGCTCTCGGCGAACAGCGTCTACGTGTCGGTCGCCGGCGGCGCGGCCGACGACATCGCTCGGGCGATCTGGACCCGGAAGGGCGTCGCGAACACCAACGGCTCGACCACCGTCACGGTGCTCGACACGGCCTCCGGCTACAGCCCGCCGTATCCCGCCTACGAGGTGCACTTCGACTACGCCCGGCCGCTGCCTGTCCTGTTCGAGGTCCAGATCAAGAACTCGGCGCTGGTGCCGGCCGACGCGACGCAGCAGATCCAGAACGCCCTGATCGCGGCCTTCGCGGGTGAGGATGGCGGCCCGCGCGCGCGGATCGGCGCTGAAATCCTGGCGAGCCGCTACTATGACCCGGTGCAGGCGCTGGGGCCGTGGGCGCGGATCGTGTCCTTGCGCATCGGCGCCTCGACCGTGCCCGACGCGACATTCATGGGAGCGATCGACGGGACGGCGTTGCAGGTCACGGCCCTGGGCTCGGGCTCGGGCGCGCTCGAGGTCGGCCAGACGATCCTCGACGACAACGGCGTGCTGCTGCCTGGCACCAGGGTCGCGTCCTACGCCACCGGCACGGGCGGCGCGGGCACCTACGCGCTGTCCACCCCCAACCCCGCCATCACGTCGCGCCGCCTCTACGCCGCGCAGCCCGACCAGTTCCGCGTGCCGGTCGGGATCGACCAGGTGCCCTCGCTCTCGGCCGCGAACATCATCGTCACGCTGGTATGACCGGGCCCGTCTACCCCCCGCAGCACAACCGGAGCACCGCGCCGGGCGGCCAGCTGCCGGAGACCGAACAGCTCGACGTCTGGACGACGATCCTCAGCCAGTTCGCGAACAGCCCGATCCTGATCGGGATCCTGGAGAGCGAGGCGGCCGCGCTCGATCAGCGGCCCAACCTCGACGACTTCTTCCGCCGCGTCCGCGACCTCGACACCGCCGAGGATTACGGGCTCGACATCTGGGGGCGCATCGTCGGCGTCAACCGGGTGCTGCAGGTCGTCACGAGCCGGTTCCTCGGCTTTGCCGAGGCTGCGGTGCAGGGCGACGGCACGATCACGGGTTTCAACGACGCCCTGCTGACCTACGGCGCCTGTCTCGGGTTCGCCGAGGCGCAGCCCGGGTCGGAGCCCTACGGCTACGGCACGTTCTTGCCGGCGAGCCCGATCCAGCAGGCCACGGATGAGACGTCGGCGCAGTACGGCCCATTCTACGACGGGTCGGTCACCACCCAGAATTTCCGGCTCGGCACGGAGGCCTATCGCCGGCTGATCTACGCCAAGGCCGCGGCGAACATCTGCGGCGGGTCGATCCCAGCCATCAACGCCATCCTGCGGCGGATCTTCCCAGGTCGCGGCAACGCCTACGTCAAGGAGCGGGTGCCGGACAGCTACTTCGGGTTCGCCGAGGCCGCGTCGGTCCGGCCGAACTACATCCGCGGACTCAACACCCTCGTCGACTACCCGGGCCCGTACCTGGGTTTCGCAGAAGCCCGGCCCGGCGACGAGGCGCTGAACACCGCGCCCCTCTATGCGGGCGGCGTCGGCACCTCGCCGGCTTCGGGCAGCGCGCAGGTCGCCCCATTCTACGCCGGCCAGCCGAACCCCTACGCGGCCATCACCTACGCGTTCGAGTTCGACCTGACCCCCGTCGAGCTCGCGATCGTCCAGCAATCCGGCGTCCTGCCGACGCCGACCGGCGTGGCGGCCTCCGTCGTCATCCTCCCGAGGTAGCGAGATGCAGCAGTCGCAAGCCCCCGCCAAGTTCCCGATCCCGTTCGCCAACGGGGCCGCCCCAAGCTACATCCGCGACATCCCCGAAGGCTCCCAGATCGGCATCGCCAACGGCGCGGCCAGCCTGCAGGACGGTTTTCCTCCGCTCAACTTCCTGCCGGTCGGCAGCGGGGGCGTTCCGCCGTTCGGCCAGGATTTGAACGGGTTGTTCAAGCTGCTCACCCTGTGGGCACGCTGGCAGGCGGCCGGCGGCCTGAACCTCTGGGACGGCACATTCGCCACCAAGATCGGCGGCTACCCGCGCGGCGCGCTGCTCTCCTCGACCACGGCCGGCCTCGTCTGGCTGAACACGATCGACAACAACACGACCAACCCCGACGGCGGCACTGCGCAGAACTGGCAGCCCGTCCTGACCGGCGCCTCGGTGCCGCAGACGTCGCTGATCCATGCCGGTACCGACACCAGCACCACGCCGGGCGCCATCACGATCCCGACGCTGGTGCCGGCCATCACCGCGCTCAGCAACTATCAGGTGTTCGAGATCGTCCCGGCGCTCGACATCGCCGGCCCGACCACCGTCAGCATCCAGAGTTTCGGAGCGATCTCCCTCAAGCGAAACGACGGCGGCGACCCGACGGCGGGTGACGGGCCGGCTGGCCGACCGTTCCTTGCCGTGTTTCTGAACGGCGTTCTGCGCCGTCTGGGCCAATCGTCGTCCGAGGTCTCCTCGACGGTCATCACCAATATTTTCGGCAGTCGCCTGGTCGTTGGTGGTCGCACTACGGTCTACAACTCCCCCGGCACTTACACCCTGCAGCTGCCGACCGACGTCACGACGTTCGGGATCGAGGTCTGGGGCGGCGGCGGCGGCGGCGGCGGGGCGACGGGAAACGGCACGACCGCTGCGGGCGCCGGCGGTGGTGGAGGAGACTATGAGGCGGGCTCCTACGCGTGTCGCGCCGGGTCTGCACTCACGATCGTCGTGGGCGGCGGCGGCGCGTCGGGGACCCCGAGCGGCAGCAACGGCGGCAACGGCTCACTGTCCTCGGTGACCTACACGAAACCCGACGGCACGAGCGTAACGATCGCGGCCGGCGGGGGTAGCGGCGGCGGCGGATCCAGCAACGGTGGATCGTTAGGAGGTGGCGCCGGTGGCACCGGATCCGGTGGGGCAGTTTCGCGCCCCGGCTATTTTGGTGGGCTTCCGTACACCGTCAGCAACAACGTGTTTATCGGCGGATCCGGCGGGTCATCATACAACTCTTCTACTACGCCACCTAATTTTGGCTTTGCCGGCAACGGCGGTTCATTTCCCGCAGGTGGCGGCTCCGGATCTGCCGGCAACAACGTGACCGGCAACGGTTCCATCGGCGGTGCCGGCGCCTCCGGCCTCGTCATCGCCCGCTACTGATTGGAGCATTCCGTGCCCTACGCCTATGCGCTGATCGTGGACGCTCGCGTCCACGAGCTCTTCGAGATGCGCCCGAACCTGCCTGATCCGTTGCCGAAGGGCTGGACACTTCTTGACGTCGCCGCCTACCCCGACGTGGCGGAGGGTTGGCTCGTCGACGGGAGCGCAGTTCAAGCCCCGCCCGCGCCCGCGCGGACCCCGGCCGTCGTGGCCGAGGTCTCGAGCGCCCAGGCCAAGATCGCGCTCAGCCGCGCCGGCCACCTCTCGGCCGTCAAGGACGCCGTGAAGCAGGCCGGCGGCGAGGTGGAGATCTGGTACACCGACGCACGCACCTGGCAACGGTCCAACGCCTACGTCGCCCAGATCGGCACGGCCCTCGGCCTCGACGCAGCGGCCATCGACGACCTGTTCGCCGCAGCCTCGCAGATCCAGGCCTGATTCGTGCCGACGAACATCCTTTTGATCCAGCCGCGTCGGCAGGATCTTCAGACCTCGGCGAGCGCGGACTGGACCGACGCTTTCCCGCTCGTTCAGGCGGGGCCGGCCGCCGTCGTCGCCGGCATCGGCAATCGTGGTGACGGCCCGCTCGCCGTGACAGCCGTCGCGCCCTACACCGAGCTCGGCCCCCACGTGGTCACGGTGACGAGCGCCGCCGGCGGGGTGTTCCTGTTCGGCGTCACCGATCCCGGAGGCACGCTCGTCGGTCGTGGGATGGCTGGCGCCACCGTCACCGTCGCAGGCCTCACGCTCAGCCTGACGCCCGGCAGCACGCCATTCCAGGTCGGCGATGCCTGGGGTGTGCAGCCGACCCCGCAGCTGATCGACGATACCGGGATCGACTACGTCCTGCAGGTCCGACAAAGCCAGACCTCCCCGGTCGTCACGCTCGAAGCCACCTCCCGGCCGCCCGGCGGCACGCTGCAGACCCTGATTCCGGGCGCCGGCAGCGGCGTGCCGACGCTGCTGGTCCTCGCCCCCATGATGGCGCCAACGCGGTTTCCGCCCGGTCCCTACGTCTACGAGCTGCTCGCCCTCGCCGATGGCCGCCGCAAGAGCGTCTATTTCGGCAACCTCGAGCACGTGGACGGCGTGGCCTATCTGCCTTGAGGCGCGCACATGCCGTTCAAGACGACCTCGACGGTCGGTGAGCCGATCGTCATCTCGCTCGCAGGCCAGCCCGGCCTGATCGGTGACCAGGGCGAGGATGGGCGCTCCGCCTACCAGATCGCCGTCGAGACCGGCGGCTATGCTGGCAGCGAGGCCGATTTCGCCGCCATGCTCGCAAATGCCGGTTCAGCTGATGCGACCCTGACGCTCATCGCGACGACGGATTTGCCAGGCGGGGCATTCGGTGCGGCCTACGGGTCGGGGCAGGTGAGCCTGGCCACTCCGACGGACACGTCCTCCGCTACAGGGGTGGCGATCGGGTACATCGACAGCCCGGCCGCAGCCGGCGCGGCGGTGGTGTTGCGGAAGAGCGGGATGGTCCGGGTGGCCGGTGCCGTATGGGCGGCCGGCGACCCCATCTACGTCGCCGACTACGGCGGCCCGACCAATCTGCCGCGTACCTCGGGCTGGAGCCAGCAGGTCGGCGCGGCGACCGGGCCCGACACTTTCGACCTGGCGATTGGCCCGGCCGAGATCATCGCCTCTGTGGTCACGCTCGGCGCCGTCTCCGCGGTTATCGCCCAGGCCCTCACCGATGTGGTCCGGTCGTTGCCGCTGACGATGCCGCTCGCGGCGGGCTCGCTGTGGCGCTCCCAGACCTTCACATGCCTCTCGCCGAACTCGGACGGTACGCCCTACATCGCGCCCTACGGTGTCGGGCTGGGCGGCGCGCTCGACCCGGTGACCGCGACCCTTGGCGTCGCGGTGCCACGGGCGCTGCGGGCGCTGCCGACCGTAGCGCCGGGCGCGGCGGGAGCGCTCTGGCGCAACGGCGGGCGGCTCGCTCTCACGGCGAACAACGACGGTACCGCCTATCCCACGACGCCGCTGCCGACCTCGGGCTCCGCGCTCCTGATCGCCGTCCGCGCCGCCCTTCTTCCCTGGCTCGCCGACACGATGCCTGCCCTGCCTACGCTGCCGCCGGTCTCGTCGAGCGCCCTGTACCGCACCAACGACCACGCCCTGGCGCTGTCGCTCTAGAGGTCCCGATGCCCCGCATTCTCCTCGCCCTCGTCCCGATCGCCGGGACGAGGATCACCTTCGCGCGCGCCCGGGGTTCGGCCCGGGCCCCCGCCCTGTCGTCCTGGTAGGAGGGCGCCGCGATGGCCGACACCCAGATCTCCACTATCGCACCGGACGGCACCCGCTCAATTGAGGCGGCCTCGCAGCTCGTCGGCCGTCTGCTCCTCCCGGTCGGCGACGGCCAGCAGACCATCCCGCAGGCGCTGTCCGACCGGCCGACGCAGGCCGACGTCGCTGCCTACGTCGCCGCCGCCGCGCTCGCGGTCTCCTACGACATGGGCACCCTGGACCAGCCCGCCGACGGGTCCGCGCCTCTCGACTTCGGGGTCCTGTGATGACTCGACAGACGCTCCAGATCGCGCGCGGCAACACCGCTAAGGTCGCCAGCTATCCCGCTGCGCCGGGCGAGCCGTTCGTCAACACGGACACCGGCCGCCTACATGCCGGCAACGGTCTACCGGGCGGCGTCCCGGCCGCCCTGAAGAGCGAGGTCGAGGCGCTGATCGTCGCGCTTGCCAACAAGCGCGACAAGAGCCCCTACGAGTTGGTGCTCACGCAAGAACTTCTGTCCGGCGACGGCTCCGCGGCCCAGGCGGCGATCAACTTGTTCATCGGGCTGCCCGGGCGGAAGCGGATCTATACCGCGCCTGGTCCGCTCTACTTCCCGCGTGTCATTGTTCTCCAGTACGTCAACGACCTGGAATGGGTCGCACAGGGCACCGATTACATCGTGCGGGCGCCCATTCCGGCATCAGGCGTGCTCGACCAGAACTATAGCTGGAACGGCTTTCTCTTTATTGCCAACTGCGCGGGTGTGGACTTCCTCGGCTCGGCAACGATCGACTACGACAACTTGCCTTTCACGCAGGGCACGATCACGGCGGTCAACGGGACGTCGACGTTCGACGTCAAGGTCGACGACGGGTTCCGGATCGACTTCGCGACGTCCGAGGGGCACTTCGGCGTCGATGGCGATGGCATCCTCGACAGCGGCTCGAACTCCAACGTCGCGAGCATCACGCCGCTCGGCAATCGCACCCTGCGTATTGCTCAGATGAACTCGGTGAATGGCGCGCTCTACGTCGTTGGCAAGCGCGTCGCCATTCAGCACAAGAAATACAGCACCCCGCAAGCTGCCGCCGAGCCCCTGATCGTCTGCTATTCCAACCGCGATATTCGCTGGCTGGGAAGCTACCTGATCCTTGCGGCAGCCTCGACGGGCGTCTTCAACAATTACGGCGCCGGCACGCAGAATTGGTCCGGCGTTCGCATCGCGCGAAAATTCGGGCGCCTGATCTCGGCCAACGCCGACGGTCAGCAGCACGTCGGCCTGCGCGGCGCGGACCTGATCCTCGACGACCCTCTCCTGGAGGGGATGTGCGACGACGCCATGCACGTCTTCAACGCGCAGTACACGGTGACCGCGGTCAGCGGGACGACGATCACCTCGGGTGGCGGCGATCTCCCGGCCTGGTGGGACACGACCTACAGCCGCGTGCGGGTCATCGCGCCGAACGGCGCCTCGCGCGGCGAGGGCCGGATCACGAGCACGACGTCGGGCGGCGGGCAGTGGAGCGTCACGCTCGATACCCTGCCGGCCGGCACTGCGCCGGGTGACCGGATCCTCAACCTGTCGCTCCTGCCGCGCAAGACGCAGGTCTTCGACGGGGTGATTGGTCGCAACTGGGGTAACGGCCTGCGTCTCGACTGCACGAACCTGATGGTCCGGCGCGTACAATTTGACCGGACGCTGTTTGCTGGCGTCGTGGCGGCAGCGGCCAACGAATTTCAGCAGGGGGCGGCCCCCTCTGATGTCATCGTAGACGATTGCGATTTTGACAATTGTCAGCGCAATCGTGGCTTAGAGAGTGCCGACTATCTGCCGGTCTCAATCGCCGTGTACGCAACCTCTCTCGATGGATCTGGTGGTGGTTACGCGCCCGTCCAGGATATCGGCGGCGTAGAAATTATTCGCAACCGTATCCGCCATACGGACGGCGGCGGAGTGGCAATATGTGAGGCCCATAACGTTACCGCTAGCGACAACACCTTCTACGACATTTCGCGCGTTCCTCTAAACTCGGATCCCGGTAATATCCGTCGCAACGACATCACCCTGCGAAATGTTTCAAAAGCCATCATCGACGACAACAAGAACCTTGACCTCACGGGGCGTATCGCTAGTGCGGGCGGCGCAGTGGTGGCTGAGGTCGGGCGTAACCCCGGCATGAGCCTGTCCGGCATTGTCGTTGCCGGAGATCTCGCGAGCATCACCGCGGCCGGCACCGATCAGGCGTCGGCTACCAGCTTACCGGCGCGATCAAACCGGGTTGTGGCAGGCTCCGGCGGCGTTCGTCTCCCGGCCATCGCCGCGTGGGGCGCGCGTACAATTACCGTGACCAACGCCACGAATGCTCCGATCCTTATCTATTCAAACGGATCTGAATATTTTGAGGTTGGCGGGGCATCGCGTCCACTTAAGCCGGCCCAGACTGAGACGTACATTCCGTCTCTCGAAATCGGTTGGGTTGAAGTCGGCCGCGCGGCACCGATCAATTATTGATGCGCCGATACAGCTCAAATCTAACTGTAAAATTTGGAGCCCGCGAGCATGGCGCGTAAACCATTTCGTGCCGTCCGCGGCTCCAATGCGCAGGTGCGGGCCTATACCGGCTTCTCTGGCGAGCTGGTCTATAATACGGACACGGGCCGGCTACACGCGATGTCGGGAGACATCCCAGGCGGCGCCCCTCTGGCCCGCTGTGGACGCAGGGTCGTTGCTGGTCAAAATGCGTCCCTGGCTGCGGCCGATGCCTACGTCGCGGTCACCAGTCTTTCCGCCCCGGTCACGCTGACCCTCCCGCCGGCGGCCAATTTCGAGCCAGGCCAGCCCCTCTACATCGCCGATGAAACGGGACTGTGCTCGGCCGACGCCGGACGGACGATCACGATTGCCGCTGCGGGCTCGGACACCATCGCGGGGCAGCCGGCAGTCACGATGGGCTCGCCCTATCAGAAACTCACGTTCCACTCGAACGGCTCGAACCTGTGGACCTACGCATGATGCGCAGCCTCGCTCTCATCCCGCTTGCGCTGGCGGCGCTCTTCGACGCTTCGGCACCGGCCTATGCCCAACAGGCGCAGGTGCTGCCGCCCGGGCAGATCGACGGCAGTGGCAACCTGATGCTGGGCCCCGTGACGCTCGGCAAGCGGCAGGGCACCACGTTCACGATCACGCCCGACAACCTACAGATCCGCGGGGCCGGCTCGACAGGTGAAGCCTCAACGCTCGACGTGCGGGGCTTCGGGCTCTCGTCGCCGCTCAGTCTGCGCACGCTTGCCAGCGACCTGCCACTCACCCCGCGGATGATCTCGCCCACCGCGTGCTCCGGCAGCGGCGATGACACGGCGACGCTCCAGACGCTCGCGGCGCTCTACCGGACGCTCGGCCGGCGGGTCTACGTCCCGGGCGACATGCAGTGCCGGATCGCCGCGACGGTCGTGTTCCTGCCGCCCGCGGGATCAAGCCTGGTCCGGCCAGCTCCGAGCATCACCCTCGACAAGTCGGCCAAGATCACCGCGACCGCGGCGATGACCTCGATGTTCGATTTCGGGTCGGACGCGAGCGACTACAGCGGCATCATCCGAGGCGGCCTGTTCGAGGGCGGCACGTTCGATGCGGCAGGGCTGGCCGGCATCGCCGTGCGGGCGCCCTTCGTCAACCACGCCACCATCCGCAATGTCCGCACCGTCGACACGCAAGTGGCTGGCGTCAAGTTCGGCTCGTCGACCGCGCCGCAGTCGAGCTATGAGGGCTTCTTCGAGAATATCACGACTGTTCGCACCGCGCCGCGCGGCGCCGCCCCGGCCGGAAGCTCTTGCGTCCTCTACGAGAACACGGGGGATAGCCATGGCCTGAACTCGGTGCTCAACGGCTGCAAAATCGGCGTTAATGCACCAAGCACGTATGACAGCAAATTCACCAACGTCCACGTCTGGAACTTCGACAGTGCGGGGCCGTTGGATGCTGGTTTTGATCTCGCCGGTGACAACCACATTGTTGGCAGTCAGCTCGACGGTCCTTTCAGCGTCGCGTATCGCTTCCGTGGCGCGCGAAACTCCATCACCTCGTCCAGCGTCAACTACGGCTCTTACGGCGGCACCGACAACGTCGCCAACATCGTGCAGCTCGATGCGGGCGCAAGTGTCAGAGCGGTCGCGAATTCGTGGAAGGCGGACGCGACCACCCGCATTGCCAATGAAGTCACCGGCAACGTGGCCGGCTATACGGCAGTTGGCAATGTCTCGCTCAATGTCGTCAACGCCGCTCCGAGCACTCAACTCTCCGATCTGACGGTCGCCGGCCCCGTAAATACGCTAAAGATGGCCGGTGACCAAAACGGCGAGTTCCTGGTCACCAACAGCCGGCCGGGCGTTAATACGCTCGGCGTCGTCAACAACGACACCAACGGATACAGCGCCTTTTTTGGGCGTCAGAAAGACCTGGCATTTCCTTATCCTTCCGCCGCTAATAGCCAACCCTATGAGCATTTTGCGATCGGCTTCGCCCCCAACATCTGCGCGGGGGGCGTCTGCGGCCTGAATTACTGGGAGAGCAGCCGCTTCACCACGACTGCCGATGCCAACTATCCGCCGCCGATCGCCGCCATGCAGATGACGGGTGGGGTGGACCCCACCGGCGGTACGAGCCTGCTCTGCACGAAGACGAACGGCTCCGCCACGCTGACCTGCCCCGCGAACTCGATCGCCAACGGCGTGCATGTCGCCGGCCGTGGCATCCCGCCTGGCGCCACGATCACCTCCGGCGGAGGCTCGACTACGCTGACTATGTCGGCCCCCTCGACCGTCAGTGCTGCGGAGTACACTAACTTCTACACTCCGCAGTTTGGTCAATACAACGTTTGGGGTATCGGCAACGGGCAGTTTCCGTATGACTACAATCTGAATTTCTACACGTGGTCTGCCGGCAAGAACTATATCGATCTCGCGGACACCGGCGATGCGACCAGGGCGCCATTCCTGAGCCTGGATCGCGTGAATGGACGCACTTACGCCGGCAAATCTGCTTGGCGCGACCGTCTCTATGCATCGGCGCCGCTCAACGTCGTTGACCCGGGCACGGCCCTGTTCCACGCGACCCGAATTGGCGTCAACACCTACAAAATGGACTGGCTGAGCGGGCCCAATCGGGTCGCGACGCTCGACGTCAACGGCGGCCGGACGCTGCGCCTCGACTATATGGACGGGACCGGCAGAACAGACTTTGGCGGCCCCGTTTCGTTCAATGCATTTGGCGGCGCATCCTCGACCAACGCCAATGATAAGAACTACCTGACCGTTCTTGGAAATCTCGGGAACGCACAGGCGGCGTCCCTGCGGTTCGGCGACGGCACTGGCTGGGAGCTGAACTTCGCGCAAGCCACCAATAACGGCGCCGTGCCCATCATGACCATGCTGGACTATGGTCCCGTTGGTTTTGGCGTCACCAACCCCGACTTCAACACATCTGTCGATGCCGCCAAAGCGATCCGCCCCGGCACCTTTACGGTCTCGACACTGCCGACCGGAGTGGCGGGGGCGACTATCTACGTGAGCAATGGTCGCAAGGTGAGTGAGGCGGCTGGTGCGGGTACGGGTGTGCCGGCGTACTTCTCCAATGGCGCCTGGCGGCGGTACTCCGATGACACGCCCGTCGCGCAATGACGCGCCCTGACCCGGCCCCACACCACTCCTGACAATCCGGAGACACCATGGCCGCGCATCACCCCGCGGAGCGCTCCCGCGCGCCCGACGATCACGACCGCGCCGACGGCTGCCTCTGCGGCCACGACCATGCCCAGCACGAGTCGACGCTGGACCACGACCTGCCGGCGGCCGACGGCGGCGTGGAGGAGCGGCGTAAGCGTCGGCCGCGCGCCACCCGCACCAGCGCGGGAGAGGCCTGATGCCGAATGCTCTCTGGCTCGCCGACGTGCTCCGCGCCGCCGGCCTCAAGGTGGCCGAGGTCGACGGGTGGAAGACCCGCGGTCACGCCGCCCTCGGCACCGTCCGGATGGTGATGCTCCATCACACGGCCGGGCCGAAGACGGGCAACATGCCGTCGCTGGCCACAGTCACCAAGGGCCGGCCGGATCTCGCCGGCCCGCTCTGCAACGTGGCGCTCGGGCGTGATGGCACCTGCTACGTCGTGGCGGCCGGGCTCGCCTACCACGCCGGCCCGGGCACCTGGCAGGGCATCACCGCCGGCAACTCCTCGAGCATCGGTGTCGAGGCCGAGAACACCGGCGTCGGCGAGCCCTGGCCCGAGGTACAGCTGGACGCCTACGCCCGGCTCTGCGCCGCGGTACTCGCCCACATCGGTGCGCAGCCGATCATGGCGGTGGCGCACCGGGAATGGGCGCTGCCGAAAGGCCGGAAGATCGACCCGGCCGGGATCGACATGACGGCGTTCCGGGCCCGTGTCGCGGGGATCATGAACGGCGCGCCGGTGCGGCCTCTCGTACCGGCGAAGGATGCGACCGGTCGGCCGACGCTGCGGCGGGGCGCCAAGGGCGATGACGTGAAGGCGCTCCAGACCGCGATCGGCGTGGCGGCAGATGGCGCCTTCGGGGCCATGACCGAGGCAAGCCTGCGCGCCTACCAGCGAGCGCATGGGCTCGTGGCGGACGGAATCGCCGGGCCTGGCACCTGGGCGGCGATCGACGGCGTGAAGGCCGCGGCCTGACCTCCTCCCGGGATCCCCGGGCAATTCGACCCGCGCCGGCCGGGCCAGCCGAGCATCCAAGATAGCGGCCAGCGCCATCCAAGGTAGCGCCGCACCATCCAAGACAAGGAACCTCCAATGATCCGCAAGCTCCCGCTCGCGGCACTGGCGCTCGCCTGCGCGCTCTGCCTCTCCACGCCTCTGGCGCTCTCCGCCGGCCCGGCGCTCGCCCAGGCCGCGGCCACCGTCGCCCAGCCGGCGACCGACACTGCGGTGGTCACGATCCCCTACGGCTCATGGCTCACCTCGGCCGCCGCCGGCATCCAGGAGATCGTCGTCTCGGTCATCATGGCGGTGATCGCGTTCGCCTGCCGACGCCTGCCGGCCGCCATCGGCGCCGTCGTCCGCGGGCTCCTGACCCAGCAGCTCGTCGAGCGCGCCATCGCGTTCGGCATGAGCACGGTCGCTGGCGCAGCCGCCGGTAAGACGCTGTCGGTCCCGGTCGGCAACGCGGTGCTGGCGAACGCCCTCAACTATGCCGTCGAGCACGCCCCGGGCTGGTTCCTGAAGTGGGCCGGCGGTGAGCAGGCGATCCGAGATCACATTATCGCCCTGCTGCCGATGGATCAGGACGCCTCGCTCGCGCCGGCCACCTCAACCGCGGTGGCGTCGCAGCCGACGCCCGTGGCGCCGGTCTGATGTTCAGCGCCTCGGCGCTTCTGAGCGCCCTCCTCAGCCTCCTGGCGCGGACGTTCTCGAACGTCATTGTCCAGGAGATCGATAGCCTCCGGGCTGCCGAGGCGCAGCGCGAGGTGGGGGCGGCGCGACAGGCCGCCTCTTCCCGCGCCAAGGCCGAGCGCCAGGAGGCCGTAGCCCGGACCGCGGCCGACGCCGCCACCAGGGCCCCCGAGGACCCGAACGACCCCTTCCTGCGAAAGGACGGCACATGACCTTCACCTGCGCGGCAGCGGGGTTCTTCGTCTTCGCCTGCACCAGCCCCGAGATCCAGGTCGATGCGGCGCGGTTCTGCCAGACCGCGGCGCCCATCACCTACAGCGCCCGGGACACACCCGAGACCCGCCGGCAGGTCCGGGCGCACAACGCCCGCGGCATCGCCGTATGCGGCTGGGGCAAGCGGTAGCAGATGGACCTGATCGCCGTCGCGATGGCCGACACCCCGGTCCCGGGCCTGCCGCCCGGGGTCGAGGAGGCCGCCAAGCGCCTCGCCACCGACGGCGGGGTCACCGGCGCGCTCCTGGTCCTGGCGATCGCTGCAATCCTCGGCCTCTGGTGGGAGATGCGCCGGCGCGACAGCCAGGCGAGCACGCGCCTTGAGGCGGTGCAGCGGGCGGTGGACGCGGCGCCGGCGAAGGCCCTGGAGGCAGCCGGCGGCGAAGCCGGGCTCGCCGAAATCGTCTTCCGGAAGCTCAACCTCGAGGACGATGCCAACGAGCACAACACCCTGGCGCCGGTGGTGGCGCAGCTGCCGCGCGCAACCAAGTAGCCCCCGCCGCCAGCCGGCAGCACCAGGAGGACGCGCCATGCGCTTCGACCGCGGCCGCTGCTGGCTGGCCTACCTCGCCCCCTGGCACGACGGCACGATGCTCCACTACGATCCCGATCCCGTCCTCAACGAGCGCATCCGGCGTGCTGTCCGCTACGGCCAGACCCGATGGGCCGAGGTCTGGCTGAGCGCCATCATGGTCACGGTCGGTGCCGTGATCCTCTCGCCGGCGGCAACGTTCGTCGGCCCGCAGTGGCGGGTCATCGCCTCCTTCGTCACAGAGGCGCAGGCCGGCAGCATCTCCATCGTGGTCGGCTCGGCGCGGCTCGCTGCGCTCATCATCAACGGCCGGCGCGGGCGGGAGACGAGCTTCATCCGCACGATCGGGTGCGTAGGCGGGTTCGCCTTCTGGCTGGCGCTGTTCGTCGGGTTTGCTCTGGCCTACCCGCCAGCCAACATCGGCATCGCGCTCTTCAGCGTGTTTGCCATCGCAGAGCTCCACTCCTCCGGCCGGGCCGCCTCCGACATGGCGGCTGAAGACACGTTCGGGCTGCGGAAGAGGTGGCGTGCCGCGGCCGAGAAGGATGCCGAGGAGAGGAGGCGCACCCTTGGCGGATCCGGTCGCAACGCTCGATAGCTGGCCCGCCATCGCCATCGGCATCACGGCGGCCGTGGCCGGAGCCCTCGTTCCCATCAACGCCTTCGTCAAGACGATGCTGGATTACCGCCTGGAGGCTATGAAGGCGGAAGCCATGAAGCCCGAGACGGCCCGGGAGATTGCGACCACGACGGGCGGTGCCGTCTTCGACAGCATGGCGATTGGCGATCTCACGACCGCGATCAAGGGACTTACGGCAGCCATCGTCGCCGATACCGCGGCCGACCAAGCGCAGCACGCCGATCAAGTCACGGCGGTGCTGGGCCGCCTGCTGCCAGTCCTCGAGCGGCTGGACGAGCGTGATCCCCCGCCACATCGGCCGTCCCGGTCTCATCGTTGATTTGGAACTACCCCACCCCCAGACCGTTAACCGGCCGCACTTCATGGCCCCTTGAAGTCTTCACCTTCAGCCCCGCCGGCAGCCGCCGAGCGGGGTTCTTTCGTGTGATCCGCCTTCATCCATCAGATGGATGGACGTCGAATTGCTGGAAGCGCACATTCTAGCTGCGTCGAGAGGCGCAAACTGAAGCATCGATCTTACTTCAGCCCGCCAGGGTCACCCTGCTGCGGGCATTTCTGTGTCTGGCCCCACCCCTCCGGCCACGGCACGTCCTGGCCGATGACGAGGCGCAGCGGCCCGCGCAGCCAGTCGGTCATCGGATCCGGCCCCTTCTCGTCCCGCCACAGAAGCAGCGGCTGGTCGCGCTCGGCGTGCCAGCGCAGCGCCTCGTCGAGGCCCGCGCGAACGGCCTCGACCGCCTCCGCCTTGCTCGCGGCGCGCCCCGCCTTGGTCAGCCTCGTCGCCGCCGGGTAGGTCAGCGACCAGACCCACTCGCGCCGCCCAAGGCCGTCGGGATGGGTCTTGTAGATCCGGCCGAGCTGACCGCCGGCGAGGATCGCGACGAAGTCCGGGCCGCGCTCGGGCCAGGTGTGGCGCCAGATGATCGGGCCGTCACTCACTCCTCAGCACCGCCATACATCCCCACGAAGTCCCGAGCCCGCTCGTAGGCCCATCGGATCAGGCCGGCTTCAAGCGGGTCGCTCGGGTCCAGGTCCTCCCAGGCGGGGCACTGCTGGATGCGGTGACGGGTGAGTTCATGAAGCTCGCGAGCGATGATGTCGATCGGCTCGGGCTCGGCAGGCGGGTGGGTCACGGCTTGTGTCTCATGGACTGAACGCTAGGCCCGTTGTCTCGCATGAGAGGCCGGTTCGCTTAACACAAGCATCCTCTCATCCAGCCGCCGCGCCGCCCGCCTCACCCCCACCACAGCACCCAAGACGCAAGATAGGACCAGGGCGGAGGTGAGGACGAGGTAGGTGGTGGGGGCCACTGAGGCTCTTGCTGTAGAGGGTACAGCACTCGTGGATCGGGTACGGGTCTTTGCTCTTCGCCTGAACGATGAGCGTTCCGTCTTCCTCGTAACTATCCACGAACGCCAGATGCTTGAGGCGCAGCAGGTCTGTCATGCGCCATCCTCGGCAGCCTCTTTGCTCGGCTTCTGCCGCTCGCGACGCTTCAGATCGCGCTCAATGGCCTCGCGGATTACGTCGGCCCGATCTTGCTCACCGCGAACAGCCTCGATCCGCTCCCAAGTCTCCTCGGTGAGCCGGAGCAAATAGGGCTTATCGTAGCGCTTCGGGCGGGCCATCCGCCGCTTTGTCGGGGATATCTGCTCAGGAGTCAAAGGCATATCTGCCACCACGCTTAACGAATATCTGTTATTGACGCGTAACAGATATCTGCTATGGTGGATAGGGGATATCCACTAAGGAGGCTTCGCGTGAAGGACTACAACGATAACGATGTCCGGTTCATCCGTGGCATGATCCCGCACCACGAGATGGCAATTCGAATGGCGAGCACGGAGATCGTCTACGGATCGAACCCTTGGGCGAAGCAGTTGGCGCTTAGCATCAAGGCCGCCCAGAAGGCAGAGATTGATCAGATGCGCGCGTGGCTCACACAGCGCGGGCTGTCCGAGTCTGGAGGCGGACATTCGATGTAGTCGTAGTCGCAGAGGAGATTTGATCCGCGCAGCAGCGTTGCTCATCGCTGAAGTGGAGCGGGTAGGCCGTATAGAGGCGCGCGTTAAATGAAACACAACTTAGAGGGCTATAGCGCTGTTCTCGCGGTCGTTCGCTCCGCTTGGGCGCTCGTCGACAACACGGCTTATCACGATTGGCTTCCGCTCACCGTTAGCCGCGATGATTGGAATGACTTGGTGGCCGACCTCAACAGGCTGAAAGCGTTCATCCCGCCTGACGAGCTACCAGCTGAGCCGCCTCACGCGGTTACCTGTCTGTTGCCTGGGCGGCTATCAACCCCAAACGACGAAGCGGGCTTCAAGCCCGCCCCTCGTCCATCAACCTCGAATGACGAATGACCTTCCAGACCACCGCGCCGCGCTGACGGCCGAGCAGCAGAGGAGAGAGCATGTCCAGTGACGAGACCACGATGGAGCAGAAGCTCCAGGACAAGGGACTGAATGCCCCGCGTCTGACGCCAGCGCTGATCGACGCAACGATCACCGGCGAGGCCTTCCACGTCTTCCCCGGCACCACCCTGACCGTCTGCGCCCTCACCCTGCGCAACGGCTTCATCGTCACCGGCACCAGCGCGGCAGCCAGCCCGGAGAACTTCGATGAGGCGATCGGGCGTGAGATCGCCCGGCGGAACGCCCGCGAACGGATCTGGGAGCTGGAGGGCTACCTGCTGCGCGAACGCCTGCACCAGGGGAGCGCGGCTTCGACGTGAAAGCGGTTCGCTCCATCCTGCGGATCCGGAAGAAGGACCACTCCGAGCGCCAGGAGGAAGAGGCGATCCAAAAAAACCAGTTTCCAGGCATGGATCGCTCTCTGGCGCTTGCGTCGGTATCGCGCCAGCCAACGTCCACTCGGCCGGTGCCCGGCATGCTGTCGAACAGTCGGACCGCGATTTCCTCGACTGCCTCTCGTTCATCCTCACTCATTCCCCATCTCCCTCAGCACGGAGAGCAGACCGGCCGGCTTCGGTGATCTGATAGGTGGTGCCGAGGCCCACCTTTCGTCCATCCACATAGCCTTGTGCCACCAGCCAAACGAGGGGCGGGTAGGTGGCATGGACCGGGCGCCTCTGTTCCGCCAAGTCCTTGAGCAGCGCACGGCGCGGGCCGGTCAACTTCACCAGCTTTGACATGTCTCTCTCCTCCCCCGCATCAGGAGCGGGACGGTGTGGTCACGCCCCGCCGAACAGCCTGGGCAATCAGCCACTCGCCGAATGCAAGGGCTTGGCCCCATTCAAGTCGAGTGGATTGGCTGATTTCGTCCTCGCTGTTCGTCATGGTGACCAAGCACCGCCCGTCCACCGCAATCGCCAAGATATCTTCATCGCCTTGAGTGCCGTAGACCGTTACCCGATCGTCCAAATTGTCCATCCTCCCCTCCCTTACTGTCCATCAGCCTGAGAGATAGCGGCGCGGATCTGGATCCAGATCTCGCACATCTCCGTGCCTAGTTCCCGCCTAGCATCGGCATGGCTGGGATCTGTCCAGGCCAGCGTCATCGAGGCGTCTGCCGCCTTCAGAACGGAGAGCATGGTGGCGTTGTCCGCCGCGATCTCGGCGGCCAGATCCTCAACCTGTCGGCGCTTGTCCCCGTGCAGACGGTTGATCTGCCGGCCGCTCATATCGGGCAAGCGACCTGAACCGCCTCATCAAGGTCGCTGATGCCGGCGGCGAACACTCGCACCCGGTGGGCGACACGCTCAAGGTGGCAGATGTAGGTGTCCCCGACTTTGTCGAACTGCCCGAGGTGGGCGTGGCGAGCGAATGCCTCCGCGTCTCTGGCGGTACGGACGAGCGGCGGCAGGACGAGCTTGCGGTCTGGCAT